CTAAGCGCCCCACGCACTTTAAGCTGGGGACGTTCGATTGGAAGGTTAACTACCTAGAGGTGGAAAGTGAGTCTCACGGAGAGACTCACAAGTCCGTCAGAGAAATCAATATCACCTGTAAGAACTACTCGGAGCAGGTGATTAAAGACACACTGCTACATGAGTGTATGCACGTGGTACTTGAGGATATCATTGACACGACTAGCAAGATGGAGGGGGCTTCTTCTGAGATAGAAGAGCAGATCGTCCGCCTTGTAACACCTCGATTACACGAGCTTTTCACTACCAATGTGGAGCTTAGAGAGTACATCTTCACTAAGCGAGTTGACAAATCGAAAAAGAAGTAGTAAGATGGTAAGTGGAGGGTGTATGGTGAGTCAGTATGTTAGGTTACCTAAGCTATGTAGGAGCCCCATTGAGTTTTCCGGTGAGTTTACTTTAGAGGGGTGGGCAGCCAATTTGGAAATTCCCTACCGGCTAGGTAGTCTATCCTCTTACGGAGCTAGTTTCTGGGTTCATCGTAGTCAACTGGCGGTGTTTTGATGTATTCCGTTTTCCCTGAGAGACTATACTACGTGCATTTACTATCTGTAAAGTGGAAGATTAGAAAGAGCTATAGCCTAATGTACCACAGAAGGTACCAAGGGTTAGAAGGTATCTACACCCGAGTCTCCTCTGACTTGCATAACTTGACGGTGTTTTAGATGGATGATCGGATCTCTGTACTAGTAGTTGATAGGGATAGTTTCAGCCACTGTTACTGGTCTAATCCCAATGCAGCCTATATGTGGAGGTCTAAAGACCGCTACAGGATGTTCGCCTATGATTGGGGCTACTCACTAGGAGTGTTTTAGATGTGGTTTAGAATCCGACATTTACTTAAGTCCGTATTGATCATCTTCGGCACCGCCTGGCTGATTGCTACTGTTGTTGACTACTTACTGAGGTAATTATGAATTTACACGATGTTACACTTGTGTCCCTTGCTATCATGGTTGTGTCGGCTTTTGTATTCGGCTTTACGCTTAATGAGAGCCAGCAAGTAGATCTAGATCTATATGATAAAGGCGATGAGACAGCTTCAGAGAGATTCAACGTATCACTATCAAACACGCAAGAAGGACTACTTAGGGTAGTTCTATTGAGCTTGATTGTAAGCGTATGTACTGGCGCTGTAGTTATAGCTGATGTTATAGCGGGGTTGATTTAGATGATCCGTACTATACAGTGTACAGCTTATATTCCGTTAAGTATCTTCAAGGACGCTAGCGGGTATGCCTCAGTTGAGAGTAATTGGTGTATGGGTGATTTTATACGGCTACCAGAAGGTAGAGGTCATCGATCTATAGTCTATGAAGATGAGTTTCACGTACTGGCGGTGTTTTAATGGGTGATCGAACAATTAAATACCTAATAGACATAAATGATTTCAATGCTTTATTAAATTACCATGAAGACGGAGACACACTATGGGACTCCCTAGCTAATCACGCCTACCTCTGTAGAGGTCGCACATACGTGGAGAGTATGCACTCTGAGCTTGTACTATTGGTGGTGTTTTAGATGACGTATTCAGCTAAGGGGAGCCCTCTATTTAATGCTTTGATAGTGATGACTCATCTTCAAGGGTATGGAAGCTGGCAGCAAACTATGTACGAATTTAAGCGTTTCTCAAATGACCGCATCCAAGCTGATGTACACTATCACAGCTTATTGGTGTTTTAGATGGTTTTTAACTATATATTAGAGATTAATAGTTCTACCGCGAATAAAACATACCCCTATAGGTGGAGTCCGTATATACAAGGGTACGCAGTCTTGGTAGACTTCCATCGTAAGTGCTTAAACTCCAGAGGGTCTAATAGATGGGCTTCTGTTAATACCCTAGTGGTGTTTTAGATGAATGAGCTACAAGGTTTCATTTTTAATCGAAGGGGGCTTGAGCACTCCGGTTGGATGAAGGCAAGTTGGGCTTACTATTGGTTAAGTGGACTTAAGTATCGAGGGGGCTTCTCAGCTATTAACCCTCTACATACTTTAACTGTATTTTAAGGAAACATATGCGATTTATCAAATCTCTTATATTAAAGATCAAGCTCTGGTACTACACCTTGATTGAAAGTTGGGACGATGAAGTAGTCGTAGATTTATTATCAATCCCTCAGAAGATCCAGCAGAGACAGAACTCCAAACTCTACCGAGGCGTAAAACGCATCAATGAGTACCTACGGAGTCTAAGCCCTGAGGATCGAACTAAACATGAAAACCTAATAGGCATAGTACCTCGCGTTAAAAGCAATAGCGAGAAACTAGCTGAATTGAGGGCGCAAGAGAAACTACTCAATAGTCCTACTTTGAAAACTGAAGATGACTTAGTTAAGCTAGTAGTTAAGAAGGCTCCCATATACGCGCTAGAGCAAGAAGTGAAGTCTGTACGTAAGGCTATGACAGCCTGTTTAAGAGCTTCTAGCTTAAACCCTAGTGACCCTACTCACTTAGCTGAAATGAAGGAGCTACAGGCTAAATTGAAGCTACTGAGAGATGATATACAGAGGCTTAAGAATGACTAGTGCATTAGATGATAATATATGCATGTGGACTGTTGAGTTATGGTGTCAGGAGGTCAATTACTTCTACTCTAGAGCTATAAATCATACGATGTCTATAGGGACTTCTGGTCTTACTCAGAGGTTTCAGGAAGACTTTGCTCTAGTGGTGTTTTAGATGTTTCATATAGTTTACTTTCTACGTAGCTGGAAGTATTCTGATTATCTAGGTGAGAAGGATATGAGGCCATCCTATATACTTAGAGTTTCGGATTCATCTTCAGATGTCCACTCTGACCCCGAAGCCTTACTAATTACTGTATTTTAACCTAAGTTCAGGAGGAACTATGGATATTCAAAAAGTTATGGATCAAGCTAAAGAAGTTGATATGGGAGATTGCTATAGGCTCTTCCTAGATCTATCAAGCACTTGTACCGGATATGTGATCGCCAAGATGGAAGGTCGCAAATGTATCATCAGCCGCCTCGGTGTGATGTGGTTTGGTAACAATATGGAAAATGGTGAGAAATACTTCACCCTTCAACAAGCTATTACCTGTGAATTCTACGTAATCAACGCTATTACAGACGTGATTTACGAATCATACCACGTAAACCCTAGTCAAGTGGGTAACTCTCTAGTAGTGCCTGAGATGATTGGGGCGATGAAAGCCTGCCTATACGATGTATCATCAATGCCTCTAGGGGTAGAAGATATGTCACCTACTGCCTGGCGCGGTCAGATTGGCCTTCAGCCTCTAAAGACGCCTAAGCTAGATAGTCAAGGTAATCAACTTAGAACTAAGAAAGGCCGCCCTATGTTTGATAGGGACTATAAGACTCCGATCATCAACTACATGGACACTATGTTTGATAATCAGATACCTAAAACCATCAAGAGTAATGTGACAGGGAACCTTAGAGGTACTCCGTCTGACTTGTACGATGCTTTAGGTCTATGTGCTGGCTGGCATAAGAAGTTCGGAGTGGATGAGTTTGTCATCTTAGAAAACGCTATCGACGGCCACCCAGACGGTAGTCACGGGAGAATCGGATAATGGAAAACCTAATTACCCTACTGATCGCTGTAATCGGCGGTCTAGGTTTCTTACTCCTTCGCAAGTCTAAGGAGAATGTTCAGCTTAAGGCAGATAAGGACTTGACAGTTCAGAGTGAATCTAGTAAAGTAGTAGATGAGGTAGTCTCAGAAGCTCAGGTTAAGATTGACAGCCTCCAAGAAGCTATGGAGAGTGAGCCTGAGGAAGCGGAGGGCTTTTGGACAGAGTACAGCGAGAAGAAAAAGAAGAAGTAAACCACCAAGCTTACCATGTGTGGGTTGACTGTGATTTCGATATCAGTTCTTCTTGGTACGCTAACTTTGTAACCGATTCATGGTTCTATACTAAATTAGAGCAGGGCTTTATAGTGGAACCTCTTGAGTATGACAGTCTTAAATTGGTGGTGTTTTGATGTTTGATGTTGGCGACATAGCTATTAATTACCGAAGGCAGTGCGTAGTCGCCCTCTCAGGGTATACGGTGGAGTTGATTACCTCGGCAGGTAGAGTCCCTTGGGTGTACTTTAATATGTGTAAGATAGAGGCCCCTACTATCTCCATTAATTCTTACCATGTAACTTTACAGGTGTTTTAGATGATGATTAATCTACGTCCTTATTCTAGTTACGGAACTATAATAATGCTGACCTGCTGGATGGGTCCTACGGGATTGGTTGACTTTGATCTTAAAGATGAACTGATCCTCAGGGATTCAGGAGTTAATTTATGCGTGTTTTAGTTGCCTTAATCGTTATTATGACCTTACCCGTAGTTCAGGCCTGCCCTAACTACTTACGTATGCAAGTGGGCACTAAAGCTCCTTGTACGGGTTACTTCTTTAATGATGATACCGAATCTCATATCCGTAAAGACTTACGAGACGGTGAGCTGCGTAAGCAGCAAATAGAGCTTAAAGACCTACAGCTTAAGTCTATTACTGATGATCGAGATAGTTGGAAGGCGCAGGCGAATCAGCAATCTAAAGCCGCCCACTCCAAGGACAATGACCTTACTCAGGGTTTCTTATACGGCGTTGGGTTATCTGTATTGATTATGTTTGGGGTTAGCCGTGTTAACAGATAATTCAACCTTGCGATACATGATAGTCTTGTATGAAGTTTCATATAGACCTATTCAGCTTGACTCTGGAGATCCATCTAGGTTACTTCAGTTTTGGTGGCCGCAAGATAACATATCCCTATACTCCGACTGTTATTCCATTGTGGTACTGTAGATGAGAGCTGGCTCTGATTACGCCTTAACTTATTTTCAAGTGTGTACTGGCGGCTGGGACATAGGGTATAACAGTTGCAAGTATGCGGCTGAGTATTGGATCTACGAATCACCTACTGCTCTTAACTCTCCTCATTCCGAGTTCGTATCCCTAGTAATATTCTAATTAAATAATCAAGGACATCACATGGAAGTGGTCTTCTCAGTAGCTTTGGCTATCCTAGCCTTGGTATTCTATTTATATAAAACTTATACAGATAAAGTAAGACTAAGAGAAGAAGCTAATCAACTAGCGCTCCTCTTAGATAAGACGATTGAGGATCATGAGCGCGACCTCAACGATCACCTAGCGGCTGAACATGAGCTGGCCATCGTAAAAGCCAAACTAGAAACAATCAGAGCCTCGACGATTACTCCTGAGAATTCAATCCCTAAGCAAGTACACGCCGATAAAGTGAGTGAGCTAACTACTCAGATGGCAGAGTTACGAACTCAATTAGATGAAGTGACAGTTAAGTTTGAAGAGTCTAGAGGTAAGCAGATAAGTAACAGAGTTAAAATGGGTCAGATAGGTGAGCAGTTCGTGTTCTTCAATGACGAGTTCAAATACAATCGTAAAGAAACCAAGTCCTTACTCCAGCCTATCGACTTAATCTGCTTTGAAGAAGATGAAGTAGTATTCGTGGAAGTCAAGACCGGAGAGGCTAAGCTTACACCTAAACAGAATAGAATCAAGAAGAACATCGATGAAGGGCGCGTTCGCTTTGAAGTCCTGAGAGTCGATGAGAAAGGTTTCCACTGGAGCGGTAAGTAAGCTCCCAATTAATAAACATTCAATCAAGGAGTTCGATTTGAGCCTAACATCGCAACGTGATGTATATAAGCCTTTTGAATATGACAGAGCTTTCGAGTTCTGGGAAAAACAACAAAACAACCACTGGCTACCCTCAGAGGTATCTATGTCGAAAGACCTACAAGACTGGGACAGTGAGTTGACTGAGAGTGAGAAGTTAGTACTAGGTAATGTGCTTAAGTCGTTCACTCAAACTGAAATATATGTTAACGAGTATTGGGCCACACGAGTGAGCAAATGGTTCCCCAAGCCTGAGATACAACTGATGTGTAGTGCATTTGCCTCTATGGAGTCAATTCATCAAGTGGGCTATGCTTACTTAAATGATACTTTGGGGCTTGATAATTACAGTGCCTTCCTCCAAGACCCTAGCGCCCTAGCTAAGTTAGATGCTTTGAAAGCTGTTAGGGGCAATTCTAAGGCCGACATAGCCTGTTCACTAGCTGTGTTTAGCGCCTTCACTGAGGGTGTGAACCTGTTCAGTTCATTCGCAATCTTAACGGGACTATCTCGTTATAACTTACTTATGGGCGTCAAGAATATCGTAGCGTGGAGTATCAGAGATGAGCAGCTCCACTCTCAAGCAGGGTGTTGGCTATTCAATACCTTGATCAGCGAGAACCCTAAGTTACTTACTAAAGATCTTAAGAAGAGCATTTATGACGCTGCCAGGCTTTCCGTTCAACTGGAAGATAATTTCATTGATCAATGCTTCAGCCTCGGCGTAGTTAGAGGGTTAGACCCTAAAGACCTTAAGCAATACATCAGAGAGCGAGCTAACTCTAAACTTAGAGAGATCGGCCTCAAGTCCAACTGGAAGAATATCGACCAAGCAGCCTTAGACAGGATGAGCTGGTTTGATAATGTATCCGGCGGTATCTCTAACACTGACTTCTTCAGCTCAAGAGTAGTTGAATATTCCAAGGTTAATTTCAATATCGACAACCTATTCGGAGACTCATAATGTCTGAACTAGATAAATTAAAAGCCGCAGGTGAAGCTCCTAATTGGTATACTGAAGAGAGTTACACTACTGTATCTAAAGGTTACTTGCAGCCAGGCGAAACACCTAAGGCCATGTACCGTAGGGTAGCTCGTGCAGCTTGTAAGTCTGGTAGCTTCTCCGATGATATCAAACAGGATCTATTCTACGTAATGTTCAATATGAACTGGTTGGGTCCAGCTTCCCCTGTTCTGTCTAACCTAGGTACCGATCGCGGCTTACCTATCTCATGCTTCACTATCGACCTTGATGATCGAATGGAAGATATCATGGGGCGCGGACTAGGTGAGTTAGCTATGTTGACTAAATTCGGAGGTGGGGTAGGCGTGTCTATGCAACGTCTACGTCCTCGCGGATCTGCTATCAAAGGTGGTAAGAACGGCAAGTCTGAAGGTATTGTCCCCTTTGCCAAGGTCTATGATAGTGCTATCCTAGCTTCTAAGCAAGGTGAAGTGCGCAGAGGGTCAGCCTCTATCAATCTATCAATTGAACATCAAGACTTCGGAGAGTTCATCAAGATGCGTCGTCCTGAAGGGGATGTGAATAGGCAGTGCTTGAATCTCCACCACTGCGCTACTGTGTCTGATGAATTTATGCATAAGGTCAAGAACGGCGATATCGGTGCCAGGCTTAAATGGACTGAGTTAATGAAGTCTAGAATTGAGACGGGCGAACCTTACATCATGTTCTCTGATACAGTTAACCGAAATAGTCCACTGGCTTATCGCAAGCATGGACTTGAGGTCTCAGCTACTAATATATGTTCTGAGATCACACTACACACCGACCCGCTTCACTCATTCGTATGTTGTTTATCTTCGCTTAATCTAGCTGAGTATGATGTATGGAAAGATTGGAGAGGTACTCACTCAGGATTGAGTTTACCTGCCTTAGCTATCTACTTCCTTAACGGCGTTCTAGATGAGTTCATTGATAAAGCTCAGTACCTACCTTACATGGAGAACACTGTGCGCTCGGCCATCAAAGGTAGAGCTTTAGGTCTAGGTGTTATGGGGTGGCATACTTACTTGATGGATCGTATGATCCCTTTTGAATCATTTCAAGCCATGCAAGCTAACAATGAGATCTTCAAACTTATCAAGGACGAGTCTACTCAAGCTAGTCGTGAATTAGCAGCTCAGAGATTTGAACCTGAGTGGTGCGTAGGTACTGGTATGTACAACACTCACTTGTTAGCCGTAGCTCCTACTAAGTCTAACTCCATTATCTGTGGGGACGTGTCAGCCGGTATCGAGCCTTATACGGCCACCGCTTACACTGACGTAACTGGTAAGGGTACGTTCATACGTAAGTCTAAGCACTTGGAAGTTCTACTGGAGTCTAAAGGTTTGAATAATGATAAGGTGTGGAAATCAATCATCTCCAATAGTGGAAGTGTCCAGCATATGGAAGAGTTGACTGAAGTTGAAAAGGAAGTGTTTAAGACAGCTTATGAGATTAATCAGAAGGCTATTATCCAGCAGGCGGCTCAACGTCAAAAGTACATCTGTCAATCACAGTCTCTGAACGTGTTCTTCCCGTTTGACTGTAACCCTAAGTACTTCAATGATGTTCACTTACTAGCTTGGGAGTTAGGTGTTAAGACACTATATTACTGTAAGTCTACAAGTGGGATCAGCGTTAAGCAGGATGATTCAGATTGTAAATCATGCGAAGGTTAGAATATGGCTATGTATTCTAAGTTGCTATACTTACTTAAGTCCTGCTTAGATTTTAGTAGATTAGAAGGCGGAGTATACTTCCAAGGTAAGTAAGTTATATTAGCCCTGCGAACTGAGCTTGAAGAGTGCCTCATCACCCCATATAACCAGATTCTTCCAGCGTACATTCAGACTCCATTAAGCCCGCCTTGAGCGGGTTTTTTATTACCTAAAATACAGCTAGGGAGACCCTATTCCTAAAGTCTCCCATACGACTAATGCCCCTCTTAAGGATAATCCCAAGCAGGTGAGTGTCTCGAAGGCAGGTCACCGTCTCTGTTTTTTCTACGTAGTAGACAACTTTCCATTGCATACTAAATCTCCTTAAAATACAACTACGCTACATGCGGAGGGGGTAATGTAACTGAGCTTGTAAATACCACCTATCGCCGAGTACCTGTACGTCACCATATGTCCATACCATAAGTAGTACCTAGTGTAACTTCTAAATGAACTTATATCTACCGTGTATCTCCAACCCTCAACTGTATCCATATTCAACTCCCTTAAAACACCACTAAGTTAGCTGCGTATATGAGCCGGCATTTGATAAGTCTGGCTCTGTAAATCAAGCTAGGATCGTTAAGATTCCAATCCGACCACTTTACATCGTCATAGTAACTAATTGACACTGAGTATTTCCATATATCCATTTAAAACACCGCCAGTATAAGATCGTAATTCCCAGACCTATAAATCAAAGGTTTAATTGGTACTGAAGAGTACGGATAGTAGGTGACCGAGACGAGGGTTACATCAATGGTATAAATGAAAGCATCCATCAAAACACCACCAATTGCATAGTTGTCCAGTACTCAAGTTCGTCGAATTTGGATATTCTTATCTGACGTACTAGTTTATGGTTATCGGGCACAAGTAGCTCTACTACTAAGGTGCGTCCGAACATTATGAGTGTGTATGTATTCTGTTGCATATATTCCTTTAGAACACTGCGAGTGTAGTTGAACTTAACCAATATCTGTCAGATATATGCTCACCTCTATTTAGATATCTCGTAGTATAGTATAAGAAGTTACGCCCGCAGTATCTAGAGTGGCTATCAAAGCTATATAGAACGGGCTCATGGACATCAAACATACACAGTCCTCCTAATCTTACCTTATACTATATTGCTTGCTATGTCAACTTAAGCTTCGCCCGTTAGCTCTCATTCTATGTCTAGCGAGTCTTTTGACCCTTCCTAAGTTGCTGACTTTATAGAGACCTTGATAATTAATTACGTCTTTCCATACTTCCTGTGCATTTTTTACTTGCAAAACCAAAACTCCCATGTTAGACTGCTTTAAGGTTGTCTATCTACTTTACATTATTTTAAGTGGTAAGTCAAGTAATAAATAGCCTATTGACAAATTAAATTAACAGTGCTACATTGAATTCTGCGTAACTGCACTAACCAAGGAGACACGAGTGCCGATTTTGAACTACGAAAAACTTACACCTGACCTAGAACCTCTAGACAAGGTTAAAATCAACCTCGAAGGTGTTCACTTCCTTCAACTCAACTCAAACTTCAACCAGAAAGAGGTAGAGGAACATTTCCTTCCTTTCCTAGCTGAGAGAATGCTTGCCTATCAAGTACTTCGCTTCCTAGACTTCATTCCTGAGTTCTCAACTAAAGTGTTCAAGACTAACACTGAGTTGGTAGAGGACCACACTTCTCAGATCAATAAAGACGCAGGCCTACCTGAGAAGATCGACTTCTACAAGTTCACAGCGGCTGTTAAAGACACGCTTAAGAACGACTTCAAGAAGATCAACAACGGTGAAGACTCAATTTCAGTAGACTGGATGTTGAGCGTTTGCTTCCTTGACCTAACTCACCTGAATAAGGTAATGTTGGTCAATCAAGAAGACCTACCATTCAAAGAAGCTGAGGGTTGTTACTTCGGACGTTCAGTCCTAGCCGTGGCCATCCAAGAGTACTATGCTAAACACCGTGATATCTTCCTTAAGAACTTCACTATCCTTGAGCCTAAGCTTAAAGGCGGAGTGATTGCGGAAGCGGCTGAAGAGCATTTGAGCAAGCAACGTGATCTACACCTTAACCGTGAAGAGACACTAGCTCACCTTAAGTCACTTAAGTGTCAGAAGTCTGGCCGCACTGGCCTTGACATCATCGATGTTAACTTCACTGTCCTTAAGTAAGATTTAGTAAGACCCCTACTCGATTTAAGCTTACCTAGTAGGCTTTTATCGAGACCCTTAGACCCCTGCTTCGGCGGGGGTTTTTGTTTGGAGACGTTGAATGGAAAAGCTACCTAGTGAACATTACCCGCATAAGTGGTATCTGGAAGGTCTAGGTGATGATTACTGTGATCTTACATACTACAGCGTAGGGAAGTCATCTAAGAACCTGTTTACACATGTAAACAGCGATACGATTATAAGTCTGTTTGATGAAGATGGTTTAGTGGTGGTGTTTTAGATGATCTATTACACTAATTATCTAATTCTAGACCGAATATCAGGGATATTCTATCAAGAGTACCCATATAGCGAGGATTTATATACAGCATCGACTTACAGAAAAGGTATACTCTGGGCAACTACTACTACTGCTACTCACTTGGTAATATTCTAGTATGTCAGCTTTTATTGTTATTAGGATATACGGAGACTTAGCAATCAATTACAATTATGTTAAGCGGTTGCGTTACTCCTACAACTGGAACTTTAGCGATAACGGTAATATTACTCGTCTTGATCAGGTAATTAGATTCCCTGATGATGTAGTCTTGGCGGTGTTTTGATGAGCACTAAATACATAGAGCGCTACTATGTGGCGACCTCGTATTATAAACTGTGGTTACTTGCCAAGCCTATAATGATACATGCCCTACCTACGCAATTAAAGAGTAGTCAGTTGGGGAATTTAACCCTACAGGTGTTTTAGATGAATGAGTGTTTAGAGCGTTCGTACGTAAGCTTAGGTATACATATCACGTATCACTACTGGGTCATTAGGCGACCTGTGATATTTCACACCCATAGAAGAAATATTACATCAAGTGGGGTAGCCAGTCTAGCTTTACAGGTGTTTTAATGCAATCAATCTTTATCGGGACCTCGGCCATCAATCAATCTAGATATATTACAACTTACATTACCTACAACTATACATTTAGGATGAGAGGTATGTATATTCCACTAAGCCACTCAATAACCGTATTCTAAGCCTCCCTACCGACTTATCCATATCTTATCCTACCTAATTCCACAATGCATTTAAACCCTATTTGCGGGCTTCTCATAGCCTGTTCTCTAAGCTATTGATATTACTTATCTGGTTTCTAGACGCAAAAAAAGACCCGCTACTAAGGCGGGCCTATTAATTCTGAACTGAAATGTTGTTTTAGGCCCTACTCAGGACCCCCTACTAGGCTCCAACCGTCTGAGGCCCCGTCGAGGACTACCCATCCGTCGCCTTTAACGTAACCCTCTTTAGGAGCTACCGCAGCTACCATGTCTAATCCCAGTACGTAACCGTTAGGGATAGGACTTTGAAGTAGGAAGTATTGACTGCCTTTAACTACGAAGGCTGGTTTAAGGATCTCTGAGTCGTGTAGTATTTCTGTTAAAGTCATAAATTAGCCACCTTTAAAATAGTTAAGGTTCGTTGGTATATAGTCGCCGTTCCGCCAGTTCGTCTAGCTCTAACCTCGATAGGTTGAGTTCCATCTACTGACACTAGACCTTGAGTGCACATAGTGGTTCCATTAGGTTGATTCCCAATCACTACACCATTGATAAATGATCTGGCCCGCCTCTCAGTAGGTGCTACCTGAACTCCACCTGAGTAGATACTATAGAATACATCTTCCCCATTACTATTGTTAATAAAGGAGGAACTGAACCACACCATATACACCCCTGCTTGAGGGGTCAAGGTCATTGAGGAGATCAGGGTATCTGTAGCTGAGGTTATGTTAGTAGTTACGGACGACTGAGCCTCCGCATAATCCAATGAAGGGTAAGCCGTACTGTCTATATCACTAAATCCACCTGAATACATTATACTAACTCCCTTCCACCTTGCACAATGGAAATCCTAGTAGATGCTCCTGTTGTGTCGGTTACTTCTAAGTATGCGTGATCTACATCTGCTGCTGCTCCGCCGATATTAGTGCCTGTCGCAATAACAGCTACATTAGGTATATCAGCCGCTACCCAAGCCCTATCTCCTGTTACATCTACTGTGTAAGTAGTATCTGAAGTAGATGACACCGCTACCACGCCTGTAGTCGGACCTGCAACTGCACTTACAGTATAAGACATCGTAACTTCAGGGTCGATAGCTGGGGATGGGTTGATGATTAGTGAGATGGCCGCCCACTGAGTACTACTAGACAGGGTGCCCGTTGGAGTTTCAGACCCAGTCACAGTCAAGGCTTTAGTCTCAGTAGCTAGACCATCTCGATCACCGCCTGTAGGGGTGGTTTCATCCGACCTCTCAGTGTAACCTGCGCCAGGCGTGAATGATGTGTTATTCTTAGCTACGGCTAAGTAGGCTATCCCTTTATTAACTCCTGATAAGGCTCCTGTAGATACAGAAGCACTATTTCCAGTAGCAGTAGTAGAGGTTAGGATAGGAGTTGTAGTATGCACGTTAGAGTACCTAGACACTGCAATGTGAGTGTTAGAAGCTAGGTTACTGAATGTCGCTACCACTTGTTGATTCACAGTGACGGTTCCAATAGCATACCACACGTCTAGAACTCTCTCTGAAGCGTAGACTATCGTTTGAGACTTGACCCAAGTTAGCCCCATACCTGATACGGAAGTAACGACGGAGGCTGGATTCTCCCTACTTATAGCTGCTAAGTATAGTTGGTTATTTACAGCGGTCACGTTAGATGTCGTGCTGACAGAACCTACGTTACCTCCAGATCCAGTTTGAGTATCTATGTAAGTAGCTTGTTGAGTCTGACCTGCTTGCTTTTTAGCTTCAAGTCCTAGTTTAACTGATACGATTGGGTTAGCGCTCGGAGACGTAAATCCACTTACGTTGATAGTCTCGGCATTAGCATCTATGATAGAGTATACGTTGTTACTGAGTAAGGCGTTAGTAGGTGAAGTTGCTGTACCTGAAGCGGAGGCTCCATTTCTCTTGTATAGAGTTTGAACTCCGCCTGTGTTTTGACAGACTCCCCATAAAGCTACGCCTTGATCTAAGCTCCACGTTCTAACTGTGCCTGGCTTCATGATAAAGCTATTAGAAGCAAATGTAATAGAATTACTGAACCCTACACTTGCCGCTGTCTCCCCGTCATTGCTGATCATAACTTCTCTACGATTAGCTAGAGGAGTTGGATCTAACCTAACTGGAGTAGTACCTACTGATATTTGATTGGCCTGAGCTGAGTCTAAAGGTCTGAAAAGGATGTCATCTCTAATCTTAGTTACGACTTGAGTGGGGTCTTTAGTCTCATCGTCAATCGGAGTCTCAACATAAGTCAAACCATTCCCACTAGGGATCGCCGATACTGCTCTTACTATGTTGGCCTGTATGGCCACATTGGGTAAGTCCCTTAATGGCTGAGCTGACGTGCCAGGGTCTACAGTTACGAATGATCCTTGTAGGTTGAATACTGACTGAGCTGCGTTACTATTTATATAACGATGTCTAACCCATCTAGACTGAGCAGGTGATTGAATCCTTAGGATATCTCCTCCGGCTGCATATGGGAATATCAAAGCGCCTTGAACGTCTGTATCTACTCCGTTAGTAGGAAACTCCACGTTAGTCACATCTAGAAACAAAGTGCCAGGCACATCTGAAGTTAGGGAAGTGATGGCTTTAACATAGCTCTCCTGAAGAGGAAACCACTCACCTCGATAAGTCTCAGAAGCGTTTAGCGGAGTAGTAGTTGTGTTGCCAGCATGTAAGCCTTGCTGCCTTGAGTTAGTGTAGATTCCGTTAGGATCTTTACCTACTGCTGTAGCTCTAGTCAAGTTTACAACTGAGTTACTTGGTATGAATGATTCTAGGCTTAGCATCTGGCCGTGTCTAGCTTGGTTATCTAATATAGTCCTTAAGTGGAACTGCGTCTGAGGCGTAGCGCCGTTAGTGAACTCTATCTGAAAATACCTAGAGAAAGTAATGCTGGAGAACCATGAAATATCATCTAAAGGTTCGTAAGGCACTGTGAAATCCCTAAGAACAACCGTCCCTGCCGCATCCTCGTACCAAACTCCTCTTAAAGTGCCTGGCTGATCTGCTCTTAATTCAGAAGCTACTTGAGTATACCCTTCGCAATCTAAAACAGCGGTGGTGTACACTTGACCGGCTCCTAACGGGGTGCTAGTAGATCCATTTGCAACCCTTCCCCCTTGACGAGCATTGACGAATTCTTGATTAGGGTCTAAGCCTGTAGTCACAGACCTAGATACTAGAGCGTCCGCGTCTATGGCTAAATGTGAATCCAACCTAGCAACTAAATGGTCAAACTTACCAATTGATGTTTGGAGTCTAAACTCCGTCATGGCTGAGCCTGATGTATTAACTGCTACGATCCTGTACCATTGACGACCTATAACTAATCGTCTAGGAGTTCCAATATCAACTCCAACCACGTAAGGGTAGAGTAGACTAGAGTCAATCCCCGCGGCTGTACCTGCGGTATAGACGGGTTGACCGTTCGTAGTTGATAGCTCCGTATTAGCAAACTGCACGTACCACTCAAAGTCTTGATCTGCATAAGGGGCGACTGTCAGTTCGGGCGTAGTCCTCTCAGTCCAAGGTCCGTAGAATACTTCGCCGATACCTAGAGGAGTGTCGGTAGAATTACCGGCATCCACCCTACAGTGTATGTTATTTAATTGATCAACTTGTAGCTGAGCGCTAGCCTGCGACTCATCGAACTGAGCGTTCATATCCGCTCTAATTCCATCAAGTTCGCTATTGACATCAGTAAGCTGCGTGTTAAGGTCTGTGTTAATCTGACCCAACGAAATCGTCTGAGTATCTAATTCAGTGTTTATACTACCTAACTCAGAGTTAGTTGAATTTAGTTGAGTGTTTAGATCAGAATTGATCTGCGAAAGTGAGGTCGTCTGAGTATCTAGCTCTGAATTCACATCACTAAGAGCAGTGGTTATGCCGTCAAGCTCGGCGTTAACGTCAGTAAGCTGCGTGTTTAAGTCAGCGTTTATAGACGCCAGCGATGTAGTTTGAGTGTCTAGCTCTAGATTGATATCTTCTAGCTCTAGATCTAGATTATTTAAGTTAACATTGACCTGTTCTAGTTGAACTAAAACATCCTGCTGAGTGGTTTCTAAGTTACCGTTTTGAGTATTGGTGTTGATTGACCCGTCTTCATTAGGTTGAATGTAATTACCATTCAAGCCTCTGACAGTTACAGGGTCGCCGTCAAGTTCCATCTGGAATTGAAGGTCTCTAAATTCTACACTATCAACCTTGGCGGCTGATGTAGTGGCTAGTCTATTTACGATCTTGGCTTCCGCAATCACCCAACCTGTAGTTAGATCGATAGCTGGAGGAGGTACGGGGGACTTATCGGATACCGATATAACGAAGGTCCTGTTGCCGATATCAATAGTCTTACGGTCGATATAGTAGATACCTCCGTCCGAAGTACGTAGGATGTAGTTACCTGTGTATCTAGGTCTAGCTACTGATAACGCAGTTAAATCTACGCCGACCGGCGCAGTTACAGTACCTGCTGAGTAAGTTAACGGAGCCTCGCCCTCTACGAACTGGTAGCTCGCGGCGATAGTAGCGATTGAATCTACAGGTAAGCCGTTCTCTCCGATTAAGACGTTGGAGGGATGGGTCTTACCATCTCTGGTCTTATATGACATTGAATTCCCTTAGTAAAAGTGCAGCTAGTAAAATAAAGTTAATGTAAGTTAGTACGTTTTGAAGTAATGTGTTGATATTTCTACGGTTGATTGTGGCCTTGCCTTTAGTAAGTCTAATCTTCGCCATCATCATCCTCCCATGTAGTTTCAGGTCGCCAAGTCTCCCAGCAACCTACTAAGTACTCAGCAGCGTCTTCGGCAACAGAGTGTATGTTAGGGTCTTCATCCCTTAGTTCTAAGTAATCTTTGAATAGCTTGATCATCTCTGCTCTTTTCATTTAAAATACACCTATGAAGTAAATGTGAGTAAGTAGACCCTCTCCAGCATGGTTCCTGCCATGTCTAAATAAAGGTCTATCGTAAACCCACGAAGCTAGCTGCCAAGGTCCCATGACTTGGATGTCTCTACTACAGAAGTCGTGGGTCGGTCGTATGAAAACTCCCTCGCCAATGTAACGCTTAAGTAGTAGCATCTAGAATACTCCTAGCCAGTGTAAGGTGGCTGTGAAAGAATTAGGAAGGTTACTCCGATTTTGGAAAGTCCGATCACGTGTCCATGCATAGTAATTCCAATTACACATCCACTCACTATAGTTAAGACTAGGGCCAATTGTTATAAATACCCCGTTACCCGTATGCTCATCTATACTAGTGCGATTATCTACCACTCTTCCTCCCAGTCTTGCTCACGTATCCCTTCAGGCGCTTTCTTTTGCCCTTCTTAGCCTTCTCAACGTCTACCTCCTTGTCTACCCCTTCGTCCACCTTAGGGTCGCTCTCAGAGGGCTTTGGAGGCTCGTCTTTCTTTAGCTTGTCTATGCGTTTCTTTACGATATCATCTAACTCTTCTTTACGAGCCATTATACCTCTTTTAAAATACAGCTAATAGTACATCGTTATCTGTCAGATCTAAGTACGTAGTGTGTGACTTGAAGTGAGACGCTACGAATAGTCCTGCGTAGGAATTTAAGTAACAGTTAGATAAACTAACTTTAATATCAACGTATAGCAAGGGTAATCTTAAAGGACCTATGCTAACGCTTTTACCTACCGTTAACTCTGCTTCCATTAAACTGTAGTTGAGATGATTACGATAGAGCCATCAATCACAATAGTCTGTACGATGGTGTGAGATGCATCGCTGAGTCTTTGAAGCTCAGCCGCTAAGTTTTCTAATTTAGTTACTTTAGTAGTGTAATAAGTCATTCTTTTATCTCCGGTTTAGATACTGATGTATCAGATGTTATTTCGAATCCCGACTTGCTAATCTTAGCCCCTCGGTTATAATATAGCACTGCTGATGTAATATGCCAAGCTAGGGCTTCCCAAAAGTTCACACCTCCAAGTAGAGGGTGTAATTCACGAAGTAAGCCAGCCATTAGAAATAGTGATGATAGTACAAGTAGCGTGAGCGATACCGAGGCTTTACCGTGGTCACGCAACATTGGAGTGGGCCAGCCTTTCTCATTTAGATACTCAAGCAGTTCTTTTAGTTTCTTTATCATAATTACCTTCTATTTAAAATACTACTATACACCACATATTAGAGATTATTGTCTCTAAGTAATCATCAAAACCATCAGAATGTGCATAGTGGTCGTAACTAGCGCCTAAGGTGTCATCATCCTCGTAGTAGCTTATGTGTTCCTTATAATTGGTTAGATACACCATATATTTCAATGTCATAGAACCCTCCATCAAAACACCACCAAGGATACGAATTCAAAATGAGGAGCCTCCATGTAGGTGTAAGTATTAAGGTTGTAGACGTAACTATCTAGGTAGTCGCACAGTGCCTCGTCGTCTTCACTGTAAGATAGTACATCATTGATGTCCTCTAGGTCCACTCTATATTTAATTATCATGTATTTAATTATCATACTACCTTCAATTTAATAGGTCCAGAGTACGGTATGAATACTCGATTACCTGATTTAGGACCTCTGATATCCAAGTGAACCCACCCACCTACTCGATCACCTTCTTCATCTACGATATAAGTATACCGAGGGTCCTCTAAGTATACACCGCATTCTTCTAATATGTCAAGGTTATTTAAACACCATTCAGCAAATGATCCGTCTTTATCAACGATATCAACAGCTTGGCAGGACATATGAGCGGACATCTTAGCGCCGCCTGCGGATTGATTGATCTGTGAGGGCCTATACCCAGAACTTAGGATCATGGCTCGCCCCCATGCTTCTCGTATGGGGTTTAAGGCTTCTATGAGTAGGTCTAAGTTACGAGATTGAGTAGGTGAGATTGGATATTGAACATCCCTACCCATGAGGATCTCACTGCGAGTGAAGTAGGACATTAGAAAACCCCTAGGTAGTATTTATGATCAGCAGTATAAGTACGGATGGTAGATACTCCATAACTCTTGTTAATAATTACTAAATTCCACACTATTATATGGTCGGACCTGTAGTATTGAATCTCGTGAGATCGATCATCATCGACCATGATCCCGTATTCAAAGGCTCCCATATCAAAACACTCCTATTAGGTAATCTCCATACTCACTAGCAAATGTAGTCCGTGTTTGAAAGTGGAACAACAGAATCCGTTCAGGGTATTCACTCCACTCCCAATACTGCACACTGTCCGAAATCATATCAACTGTGTATATTATATGGCCCATTTAAAACACCTGCAATGCATGGCGGAGCTTTCGGTTAAACTTGAGGTGAGAGAAACATGTTAAAGGGTACTTATCAAAAACTCCAATCCTAACGTCACCTATTGCAATCGATAATCCACTAAGCCTCATTCAGTCTCCTTAAACGCAAAATAACCCCCGAACCGAAGTCCGAGGGTTAAGTATATCAAAGTTTGATAGGTCTGTCAAGAGGTTAAGCTAGCTTGGTGATCTTCACTACAGCGTAGATTTCTGAGTCTCCGAAAGCGCAGGGGAACCCTAAGCCGTTAGAGGCTTTAGTATTCGTACATCTATGACGTAATTCAAACACCTTAGGAGAAGTTAAAGTAAGGGTACCATCAACCACGCTTCGAGTGCCTGTTCCTGAGCCTGTCTCAGAAGAAGCGTAAGCACCGATAATGGCGTCAACCGAGTTAGTCACGTTGTAGACCTTAGCCTTATGGGCTCCGCACAGGTGGCCTGGCGCATGGGCTTCAATCTGATACTTGCCAGGCTGAAGTGTGAACTGATTACCACTCAAGCTCACAAATCCACTATCACCTTCTACTGTGTTCAGAACGCGAGTGACGTAGGAGCCTGAGTTAAAGTCGCCTCCGTTAGTACCGCTGGTCTTAACATCTTTTAAGTAAGCTACTTTAGGAGTAGGTATAGCGGCTAGGAATTGAGAGGTTAGGTTAGTCAATTGGGCAAAGGTCTCTGACTGAGTTCCATTACCTTGAACGAAACCCGATCCTGTAAAGCCTGTCAAGAAAGTTAAGGAAGTTGCTGTAGCTGTAAACTTAACAGATACAGTACTTACAAACTGCACGGAAGACCCTCCCCCGTAAGACTGAGCTTTTCCAATCTCAACACCGTTGTGTCGTATCCCAATCTCGTTTACAGACCCGCTGATCCCTCCCAACTGAGCGGTTAGAGCGATCTCATACTTATTACCAATTACTAAGTCTGAGAAAGTTAGGTCACTGAGGGTGATTCCACTGGTAGTCTCATCTGCGTTCAATACCTTAGTGACAGTGCTACTCGACCTAGCCGGCGTTAACACGTGAGGTGAGCCTACTGAGTAGTCAGAGCCTTGGCGAGATGCGTGAAGGGCGAAAGGTATGTTACGAGCCGTAGGTCCACTGTTATCAGAGATACCTGTATAGATAGTGACTCCTGAAGTTGTAACGGTACCTTCACCAATTCTAGCAGAGCCGTCATTGACATCTCCTCCTCCGGTAGTAAGTGCCGGAGGCACAGTGAAGAAGCCCGGCGTGAATACTACTGTATAAGTCCCTCCTGAAGGGTTACCTACACTTTGAATCCACGGCACATCCTGACTAATGATGGCCCCGCCTGATCCTATGCGAGCGCTGAAGTGATTCTCCTCCGATAAATCAGCTTCAACGAACGGATTACTTGTAATCTCAACATCATCAATCTTAAGTACAGCTCCGATATTCTCTACGAGTACTTGAGCGCCCCACCTGATCTGAGTACATGTAACAGGCACGTAAAAAGACAATGCGTAACGTGTAGCTTTACCTGTAGTCTTGATGAGTTCAACGCCTGTAGTAAGTTCCTCTGAGTTGGTCTCATCCCATACTACCAGTTTGATATCATCATCAGCCCCGTCGTACTCGAAGTATAGGGTCATGCCTGAATCGTTGTTCTGCTGCTTCAGCTCAACATCAATCACTTCACTTGCGAAGTAGTCATTAAGTGATCCGGCTGCTTGAGTGTACTTAAGTGATTTAGCACCTGAGATAGGAGAGACTTCATCTAAAGCTAGGGTACCGGCCATGCTGCCTGCGTTAAGAAATACTACGTCATTACCAGTAGTGAATCCTGAAGCGTCGGCTAAACCTTCCATATCCTGCGTATGATAGACATCAAGCCCACCGCCACCGCCGCCTGCTCCGCCAGGCTTAATACCTAAGCCGCCGTTGATTACAAGCTCTGTAGCGCTCTTAGCGATACCTAGGATCACTTTCTGAGAAGCGATAGGCTCAGTTAGCTGGAAAGCGCCAGGCACGGTTGTAGAGGCATATACGAACTGGCCAGGCGTCAAGCCTGAGAAGCCTTTAACTCTACCTGTTTGTACTACTCGAATGAAGTCATCAAGTACGCCTGCTTCTTTAGCAATACCTGCGAACACTTGAGTTGGGATAGTAGGATTGTATAGGCCTACTTTACCCGTGATGTCGTCGATGTAAACTGCGTCGTTGGCTGCGATGGTCTCGCCACACTGAAGGTGGGAGATGAGATCTGTTACAATTGTGGCCATTTACCTGTCCTTTTGATCTTGGGTCTTTATACCCGTCCGGTTATCCGGCTTGTTTATTCTGATATTAGTTAACTCTAATCATTACAGTTAATCCGTCAGGATCTACTATCGTCGGCACTACTGTGTTAAGCGTTATAGCTTCGTACTGTGTACCTACTGAAGATTGACCGTTAGCCTCAATCCAGTTGGTTCCCATCTGAGACTGAAACTGAGCTACTGATAGGTCAGCCCTAAGTGTCCCGCCTATTGGGTGAATCCCAGCTAGGCTAGTTGCACTAATCTGATCTAGATCTGCAAAAGTACCAGCCACTAACGTAAGACTCAAGTCCTCTACCGCTGATCCAATCACTTCCTCAGCCACACTTAGAACTAACGTGCTGTTAGCTGGAACAGTAGCTTCAATGAAAGGTAGGGTGTAGACTACATTATCAGTAGTAGGTGAGACTAGAGTGTTGATATGCTCAGTTTGAAACGCCCCTGCTGCATCGTAGCTGTTTACGATAACGCGATACTGACTAGTTCCTCCTGTCAGTACGCTTAGCTTAGCTCCTACTAGAGTCTGCTCAGCGTCTACGTAGCGAGACACATCGAATGTCTCAGCTAGAGGTATTTCAAGTAAACCATCAATACGGAAGTCATAGTACGGAGCGATAGTCTGAGCTGTGGATACTTCTGCCGTAGTTGGACTCAGAATGAGTGATCTACGGCTAATTTGCTTAGTTAAAGCCATTTAGGTCTCCTTAGCTTAGCACTACGGCTATGTTAGATGTTTTAGTGCCAGATACGTACTGAGTGAGTAGCTTAACTACTTTGCCGGCTGGAATAGTCGTGTTAGAGAAGCTCATGCTGATAACCGAACTACCTGCTGAAGCTAGTACTACGTTCTCCATGATGTGAGTCACAGGGTTAGTACCGTCAGTGTCGTAACTTACGATATGTACGTTGAATTCTCCGATCTGACCGTTCTCAATCACAAGGATGCCCGAAGTCATTTCTAACTCAGCTACATTGTAAGTAGGGGCTCCTGTAGGCTCAAGATCTGGGTTTTCGATGTCACCGTAGACTCTGAACTCTAAAGCCCGTGCTCCGGCTGCCCCGCCTGCTCCGCCTGTACTAATCAAAGTACCTACGAAGGATCGATTGTGGAGGAAAGCTCTGAATGACTCAAGGATCGAGGTTCCATCTCCCGAAGTCACATTAGAGAAGAATCTCAATCTAACATCTGAACCTGCCGTAGTAGGTACTACTTCAGTTACTGTGTCGGAAAGTGCATCTGGACGTGCCTGAGCATCTGTCCAATCAGTACCTGCATTAGCGGTTACTGAGTAAGCTAATCTAGGTGAGTTTCCAATTGATTGAATGATATTATCATCGTAACGAACTAGCACTTTATTCACTGGAGTATTCAAGTAAGAATTAATCTGCTCGGCTGAACCGCCCCCGTCATCCAAAGTACGGATGTTCAAGGTCTGAGCTACTTGACTGATCGTTGCATTAACGGAGTCAGTAAGTCCTGATCCATCATCTACGGTCACTAGGGTTGGACTTGTAACTACTGTGATAGTAGCCATTACAGGTCCTTGGACGATTACATCACCTACGCTCAAGGTAAAGCTAGTGGCTGAAGCTAAAGTAACATCGTTACCAACTACAGTAATCACTCGGTTGCTGTACTCAAGCATATATGAGCTAGCGAAGAATTCCCCCGAACTAGCTGAATCATCAAAGGCCGTGGAGTCTTCTAGTTTATCATCAAATAGAGCTGAGTAACCTAGAGTTAGGATGTCCTGAGGCAGAAGCTCGTAATCTGGTACATCGTAGAAGAACTTAGACTGTTTGTCATTGAGTGTAAGGCCGCCGTTGAAGTAGATGCGGTTATCACTAAGACGCTTAGCTACCCAGAATACATCTGAAGCTCTAAGTGAGTCTTGAGTTAAATCCCCCACTCCTCGCACACCTTTCTTAAGTGTGAGTGATCCTCCCACAGGCTCATCATTGAGGTTTACATAAAGTACCTCATTAACAGCTAGTCCACTAAATAGTGAAATAGAATCGCCAGCAGCAATAGTCCAGTCGAATCCTTCAAAGGCTGATTGGATATATAGATCATCCGCCCATACTAATTCACCGCCGCTCGCCTGATTCCAGTAAAGAGCACCTTCAGAAGTAAGGGTTAGACCTTGGTTGCGAATAAGATCAAGTACACCATCACGAGCTAGAGCTTTAGGTCTCAAGTCCATGATGTCACTAGAGCTTACCGTAGCTCCGTTCCATTCAACTTCAGCGATAGGATAGAATCTCTTACCTTCAGGAAGCTGACTTGAACTTGTAACGTATAGACTACGCTTAACCAAACGATAAGGGCGACCTGATACAATTACTGGAGTTGATTGGAATGTAGTTAGGTCTACTGGCCTAGCCTTTTCCAAGTCGAGCTGCATCGTGATACGCGTAGCATTGCCAGGCGTTACGAACATGTTTGAAATGTGGAACTCAGTGCCATTGGAGTCGATTAGAGTCCCATGGATGAATTCTCTGATATCTGCGTTAGAGGTTGGGAACGCCGCCGTGGAGGTTCCGTTACCGTTGTTGAACTGTAACTCTACGTTACGACCATCAATAGCTTCAGCGCCTGTGATAGCTGTAGTCGAAACTAATGAATAAGTACTACCTGATTGAGTAATGCTCACATAGTCAGTGAAGTTATAAGCTGCTGATCCACGGTAAGGGATTGGACTAGCGTCGATGTTAGGTCCATTAACCTCTACGTTATCAATAAACTTAGGAATTAAGTGGACATCAACGATAAGTCTATGTCTATCCGCTGTTGACTCTGATAGGTTAGCTGAGCGTAAGTAAGGATCTTGCGCCGCTGTGATCAATTCCTCTTTAAGTTCAAGGACGATCATATAAGTACCAGCGTCAATCGGAGTACCGCCGCCTAATTGAAGGGCGATCCCGCCAGCTTCACTAGGTGTCTTGTTGACCTTAATGAAATCAGCCGAAGTGAACTCAGTAGGTGAGACTCCCAACCCGATCAAAGGATCGTTAGCTGAGTTGAAGTCTACTGGGTACCCGTCGATGTAACTGTAGCCAGGCCTGATAATTACACGCCCCACTACAGTGTCCGCTTCTACCAACATACCGTCTTGGATAGAGAAGTTAGGGCCGTAGATTAAGTTGATTTGTTCTTTCAACCTATCCATCATTTCTAACTGAATCTCTGTCGCCTCGGTGTTAAGTAGGTACTTGCCTTCCCTAAACACTGACCTATAGTGGCGCTTAGGTCTGAAGTAGTTATTAGTTGTACTCACTCACGACTCCTTAAATTGTCTTGATGGTAAAGTTGAAAACTGGTACTGATCTGTATGATAACTGTTCGACTATAGTCCTCTGAAGGGCTACAAATCTATTTAAGTTAAGGGGACTTAGGACTACGTACTTATTGCCAAGTGCTGAAAATGGTATCGACCCTTGAACAGTAAGTGTGTCTGAATCATTAGCTAGGATCTCGTAGTAATCATTAGGGCTACCTTCAATTGGGATTACGAAACATCCTTTGAGATTATTCATCCCGCCGAAGTCCGTGCCACTATGTTGAAGTATGCTGGTACTGCCTACATAACTTACGTTAGTCGAGTTACCAGTATGTAAGGCTACGTTAGGTAGTTCAATCTGAATCTCAACTACATCAAAGAAACCTGCCAAGTTAAAGCCAGGCAGACCCTTTACGAAGCGACCTGCTGGAGGGCTCTTCACGTTAGTTGTATCTACGAACTCAGTATTTAGATTACCTAGGAAGGCTGAGTAATGTCTTAAACCTACTAGATCTTGACTACTGTCTTGGATAGCTCTGATTAAGTCGCCCGTCCCGTTAGTCACGTCCCAAGTAGTTAGTACCTTGATGTACTTAGCTAAACCTTCTCGGCTGCCTTTTAACTTCCAACATGATACGATATCTTTCATGACTCTACGTCTAGTATCAATACCTAAGGACTCAGATACTACTGACATACCTCGGTTACGATACCCTTGATCTAGATACTTAGGTACGATTAAGTCTGCATTCTGTAGCTCGTAAGTTGATATGAGTGAATATATCTCATTGAACTTGTAGCCGAATACGCCCATCAAATCTTCTAAGTCACCTGTCTCGTCTAAGTCTCTGAAAACACTAGGCCACCATTTATAAAGTAGTCTAACTATATCATTCTCAGCCGCGCTAATTGCGAAAGCCTGAGTACTTAGAGGGTTACTTGCGTAAGCAAACTGAACGTCGTTAACTGAGCTGTACCTACGTACGGCACCTAAGTTAGATGAGTTTAAGATCGCTGCGTTCTCACCTTCAAACCCAATCCAAGTCACTTCGTTACCTCGACGATACACGGAACCGTCAAACTCAGTCTCTACTATCGTAGCTAAGGAGTCTAGGTTAGGTTCAATGAAAAGCCTAGCTTCTGAAGCATCTGCTCCGAGGACTACATAGTCAGCTTTAGAGTTAGTCTTGAATAGATCCAGAGGCTTAACTTCAGCTAGGTCAACCAATAGGTTACCTTCCTCATCCGTAAATCCTACTTCTGAGATCACCGAGCCTGATCTACGATTAGCTACTGTAGTGTCGATTGTCAGTCCTGCTGCTAGTCCTAACTTCAAGTTAACTGCATCTACAGTTAAGATCTCAAAGTAATTACCAACACCATCAACGAAAGTGTGGCCAACTTCAACATCTCCCAGCTCTATGTTAGTAGTGTAGGATATAATACCTGTGCCCGAAGTGTAGGTATAAGGGCTTAGCTGAGTGTTCTGAGTGATCGGTAATTCACCGTACTGAATGGCTCCGTCCGTTGGGTCATAACTGTAGGGTACTAGAAATGGATTGACTACTAAGTTAGTATCAATCAACCCCTGACCTACGTCAAAGCTGTGACTTGGAGGAGTCGGCAAACCACCTAGAGGGTCTGTATTAGTCCCGTAAATCTGGAAGCTGTTACCGGCGATATCTTTGAAGGTATCTCCAACTAGGATACTTCCGTAACCTACAGGCGTGTTAGCGACCGTTATAGCGCCGTGTAGAGGCGTCTGAGGGTCTGTCCCTACCGTTAGCCCTGTTGCTAAGTTAAAGCTGCCAGAAGCTAAATTAGACACGTCTACGATTGAGTAGCGCTGTCCTAGGTTATCTGCGAATAAATAGCCTACTAGGATATCTTCTCCGCTAAGGTCTCTACCATCAGTGAAGGTGATAGCTCCTGTCCCAGAATCGTAAGTATACTCACCTACGTCCATGTTAGCGTATTTGATATCTTCGTAGAACACGCGCATGTAGTAAGAAGCGACCTTATCTACCGTATACGGTAATGGATTCTCTCCGTAAGGGTCTTCCTCGTTGTAAGTAACTGAAATGCTAGTAATAGGCGTTGTAAATGCTGTGTAATAATAGTACACGTCGGACTCTAGGCCTTTACCGTCTTTCCTAATAGATTCAATCTGAGACCCGTAAGTATCGATGAACCCACTTGGGAAGGTATTAGCATGTGAATCTAACACATGTACGTCGCTAGCTGCTACGATCACTGAAGTATATAACTCCACTAACAAGCCTGAGTTGGACTTGATGTGATTGAAGGTTAGGTTACCTTCCTGTATAACTAGCTTATTTAATTCATTGTCCTTGATATTACCTACGGTATTGTTAATGAATACTTTACCGCGGGCTGCCCCATAATCAATCACCTCGGCGTTAGCCGCTGTAGAGGTTACGGATAGGCTATTCTCTTCGGACTTTTGGAGGAGCAAGGTAGCTCCGTATCGGGTTACTTTGTACTTAACGCCTGAATTCTGACAAGCTAAGAGTAAGTTCTGAGCTGTGTCTTCTACTGTAGCACCGGCCGACCACTCACTTGCGTAGTTAAGTGTGACTGAGTTATTCAAGGTTATTGAATCCCCGCCTGTGAAGGAGTTAGCTAAAATAGTGATAGTAGCTGAGTCCGGTAGTAAGCTAAGTGTCTGTAGTGATCTGCGCTCTTTAGCGAAGTCTGCCAAGATAACGAAAGCTCCCTCTGTTGGGATTACTTGGTTATCTGGGTTAGTTGATATAGACTCGTAGTAGAGTTCATCTTCAGTATTACCTGTAATTCTGAACACTTGACTTAACGAGTCCCTTATCAATCTCCCCTTGTAATTATTATCACGGGAGAATTCAGACATGGCCGGCGTGAAGGCATTGTCACCTGCTATAGCTAGGACACCGCTACCGTTAGGTATTAGGTGACTACAGTAGATAGGGCTGCCTCTGAATACTTCCACCTGAGCTACATCCGTGTAGCGGTCCTCGAAATTACGGTTACGTATCTCGACAGGGAAAGCATCTTTACGACGAACTACTACCACTTCCTCCAAGTCAGACTCAGAGCGAGGTGAATCCCAATATAGGCGTAATTCACTTGGAGTGTGGGTTACCACCTCGAAGTTTCTAACTAGTTTATTAGGATCTATGTTAGCCATTTCTGTCCTTTTATTAAAATACTACTAAGTGATAAGTACCTGAACTAGATGCACAAAATTCAAGAAACAACATATCCCACGGCACTGTTCGATTTAAGTAGCTAGACCTTACGTAGTCATATCCATCTAAATATGCAACTTTAGAGAAGCTGAACATCCCCACAAAACTTGTAACATCCATCTAAAACACCGCCAGTCGATACTCAGGTAGTATGGAGGTAATGCCGCGTTTATCAACAAAGCATATAATAGGGGAGTAGTCACCGTACCAGTCAAAGTAATACGAGTAGTGAGGGCCCATCTCCACGGTATGTACGTAGGACCCTTCGTAAGTGTTCATTTAGCTTACCCCACCTAGTAGATTCGTCTTGAGATTACTAGATTGAATCACAGGTATCTCGTTAGGTCTTAGGTTAGTGATATCATCTTCTAGACTAGAGGTTCTAAATACGAACTGATCTACTCTAACGCCCGCTGCTCCTCCTGAGACACCTCTACCAAACATATCAACTTGTTCCCCACCAATAATCAAACTGTTAGGGCTTCTAGTGATGATCGTGAATGATACTTCTGAGTTGTCGCTGTAGTACCTCTGACCTAGACCTGCATCAAATACACCACCTACACTTAAAGTAGGGATTACTTGGTTACCGGCTGAGTCAGCTTTAGATACCACTGTGAGCGTGTCTGAAGCTAGTGCGATGTGGAAGATTAAATCGGACTCAGGAGCCCTTACAGACCATGTAGATCCGTTGTAAGACTGTACTGATACGTTATCTGAGCCGCCTTCTAGAGTAGCTCCACTAATCGTAATCTGACCTGAACTATCTTCTACTAATTCTAGTGTAATAGCATTACCTGCTGAACCTGCACTGTCTGCTGCAATTTGAACTTGCTGAGACCCTACGTTAACCGAGGCAATCAATGTCCCGACTAAAGATGGGTGTGCGTTGATTCTAGACTCTAAGTTAGCTAGTGTGTTATTCAAACTTCCGATATCTACTTGGAACTCTTCATCCGCCGAAGGGGCTGATAGGGTAGGTACGAAGTTAACTCCGTTGATACCTAGGATGTCTCCGTCTAATCCACCGGTCAATGTATCTCCGCTAAGTGTGAAGTTCTCTTGACCGATATCACTAGTTGACATTCTGATAGTATTACCTAAAGATCCATTCAGGTCTGAGGTAAGTTCTACCTCGGCCACTGATGAAGACGCTGAAACGTAAGGCTGAGTATCAATCACGGCTGCTAAGTTAGTAGCTGTAATCGTAGCTGTAGCTCCCACTGCAACGTCGTCTCCGAACACGTAAGTGAACTGACGGTAAATCGACCCGCTAAGGCCATCGCCTAAAGCTGTGCTAACTGTGAGGGAAGGTTGAAGAGTTAGACTATCCGTGCCATCGTCGATAGCTAGGATTTCATGTTCAGTCCCTGCTCCGTCTCTGAATAAGTCACCCGCTTGGAAAGAAGGTAAACTTACGGCTGAGCTGAATTGAACTACTCCCGTACTTGAATCGTAAGTGTAACTAACTGAGTTTAAGTACTGAGGAGCTACAACAGAAATGCTGTCACCGTCAATACCGCCTACTAAGCTGTCTAGGCCTCCGAACGAGAAGTTCTGAACACCTTGATCTACGAACTCTAAAGTAATATCATTACCTAGCTCGCCTTTGTAGTTAGTTGCGTCAGCCGTAAGAGTGAATGAATCAGCTCCCACATCTGTAGCTGCTACTACACCTACCATTTGAGTATTGATTGCGGTTCTGAGGTTATCTCTAGTGTCGGTTAAGCTAGCTCCGATCTGGAACTCACCTGAAGGCGCTGGAGCCCCTACGACCGCTGTGAACGGTTGACCTGCGATTGTGATACGGTTAGTACCTGTCGAGAAGTCTGCGTTGTTAAGTAAAGTGATTAGTGCTGTAGCTTGCTTGCTGCTTCTAATGAAGTTATCTGTCACTTCGATAGTACCTGTAGCTTGGCTAAGGATATCTAAAGCTGTAGATTCAAGCCTTACGAATCCAGCCGCCGTAGTGGACGGTCTATAATCTAAAGTTGAAGTGTCAATACCTACTTTAACCGAGCCCGCTCCATTGAAGTAGCTGGTTTTGTAAGCAGTGTCGCTTGCTACTACTAAATGATACTCAGTCCCCACATCAAGTTGCATAGAAGCTGAGAATATCATGTTAACTAAGTTTTGGGAGCCTATGATGATTGAGCTGACTGGATACTGAGCTGACGTTGCTATAAGTGCGCCTGGCACCCCTGCATTGTCCTCTCTGATCTCTGCGAAGATGAATCCTGAAGGGGCATTCGTCTTCTCTAAGCTAACACTCACCTGTACGAAGCTAGCGTCTACTTGCTTACTTGGAGTGAACTTCACAGACACGGCCTCATCGTTACCTGAGTCAACTAAGGTAATCGAATCATCTATCAAAGCTACGTTATTATAAGTAGCAATAGAGCTGTCGTTGTCTGATACAGTATCAATCTCAAATACTTCGCCCGCTGAGTCCACCAATACGAAGTCAGTATCTACGTCACTAAGGTTAGGGTTGCCGTTAAAGCCTACGCTAACTAAGTCACCTACTGATGAACCTGATGGAGTTACATTAGCAATGCTAACGGGTACTCCGTAAGTCCCAGTATTGGTCTGCTCTTCACTTAGGATGAACTTACTTCTTAAGGTAGTGATCAAGTTGAAGCTTGCACCTTGAGAGAAGAAAGTGTTTCGATTGTTATATAGGATCGTGAACGAGGATTCACCTACGCCGATCACCTTGCCTGAAAATGACTGTACGATACGATAAGGGCCATTAGAGGCTGCTACTACCGCGGCGTTAGTTAGGGAGGGTGATGATAGCTTGAGTGAGCTTGATTTGGTCTGCTCAATTCTCCAGATGTTATTACTAGAATCAACTAGTAGAAAATCATCGAACTGGGCTGGAGTGAATACGTTCTGTAGATCACTTAGAGTTGACCCTCCTGTGACTACTGCATTACCTTCAAGAACTGTCAAGTCTAGATTGCTATCAGTGATTGAGTCTTCGGTCAAGCTTGTAACTTCACCTAGTGTTCTCTTAAATACTTTATAGCCTACTTGGCCATTAGCTGGTTCAGGGTTGGATAACTCTGAGGTAGCTACTAGCCACTCATTCTTACCTGAGGTTCCATACACATCTACTCTAGATACGTAGAAGTCTTGGTTAACGCTCGCAACCGTTTGCTCTACTCTAGGGATTACTGTATGCTTATTGATTTCAAATCTAGCAAGGCCATTAACCTCACGTAGTAGGTCAAATAGGTCACTGACTTTGACTACTTGTTGGAACTTGATACCTGCGCCGTCTACTCCGCCCGTTCTAACATTGAACATGGCTTCGATCTTACTGCGGATATCAGACTCTACGGCTGATCTAGATGCGTCAGCTTCTAGGTAAGCTTCGATGTCCAACTTAAGCTGAATAGGCTCTGCGTCTTTAATTAGGAATTGAGTGCCTACGACTTTCTTACGTTCAATGAAATCAGTGAGAGTGTTAAGAAGTAGGTTATTATCAGATACATTACTTACTGATTCCGCGTTAGGTAGTACGTACACGTTGATATCAATCCCAGTATCTACTAGGTTGAGATCGGCTTTGGCCGTCAATACTTGAGGGAAATTAGCAATCAAGATGTCGGCGAAGTCAGTTAGACTCACTGCCCCTGCTACAGTTTTAAGGCTGAGTGGGACTCTATCTTTGATCTGCTGTAATGTTAGGCGATCTACACCGCCGCTAAATGATGTTGAGTTGTTTACTGAAGCTAGGTTGGTCACGGCACTACTTAGCGTGGTGATTTCACCCGCTTCTACGTTACCTTGAGACCCGCCCTGCGTTCTGTATGTGATATTGATAGATTCATTCTCGACTAATCTGCGAGCGAAGATACCATCTCCGAAGATCAACTTAGTCCTACCGTCTGGCAGCTCTTTGCGAACTACGTCAGTGCTGTTAGGCGCTGAGTCTACTTGGGTGGTCACTACGTTGTACGTAGTTCCATTAACTACTACAATTGGAGATCTTAACTCTGGGTTAGGATTATCTAAATCTACAATGATGTCTGTTTCTTGGAGGGTTAGGCTTTCATTCTGAATGCCGTCTGCCGTAAATGATTCGGTGAACCTCGCGCCTTGGATAGCATCTACTTCTACCACTTCAGCTTGGTTAGCTACTACGGCTCTAGTCGTGATGAACTGTACATCGCCTGCGAATACTCGGTAGAAAGCGTCTACTGAAGCTGGTCCGCTGAATGTAAGTTGGACTTTACCTGACGCTGACTTTTGAGTAGGCACTTCATAGCCTAGTTGATTAGCAATGTCAATCACAAATGACGGGATTGTGGCTGATCTTAGGTAGGCTTGGTTCGCTTGAGTGTCCATGTAGAACATCAACTGATCCCCTACGTAAGCTACTAGCTCGGCCCAGTTGCGTGAGAATGAGCTGATATTGAAATCAGACCACACACGGTTACTAGAAGCCTGAGCGCCATACTTAATAGTGGCGAAATCTATGAGGCTGTCAACTATTGAGTTGAGATCCTTACCAGTCGTGTCGATTGCTATATTAGCCATTATTTACCTCTATTAAAATACTACTATATTCAAATTATGTAATGACGGGAAACAAAAGCTCCCTATTTTAGTCTGTAACTCTGGCATGACGTAAGTAGGGGAGGGTGTAGCCCCGTTACCTACCATGGCTATTACCGGAGGGAACCCGTGAGTCACGTGCACTAATGTGTAGTACATCTTACGGTTAAGATCAACCTTGGAAGGATACTTGAAGTACTCGACCTTACGGGATTTCAACCACCACTCTACTATGTATTTAGTACCCATCTAAAACACCGCCAATCTATAATACCATTCTCTATTGTCTAATTCAGTAACTGGGTGATATCTATCTGAGTCTAAATCTATGATGTACTGCTCTGTCCTAGCTTTGACATTATAAACAGTAGCTACCTCGTACCCTATGTATTGGTTTGTAGGGTTTATGAAACTTAGCTTCCACAGTAAAATAGCCACCTAGCCTATACTCCCGTTGAACGGGAACACTAAGTTCTCTACCGTGTTCTCATCTTTAATCACGTATTCAATTGCAAATAGGACTCGACCTTCATCTCTGAATATACGGCTGTTAACTGATACTAAGTCTACTCTCGGCTCGAAGTTCTCGATAGCTTCTTGGATGTCTTTTAGACCTTGACTCGCTACTTGATCTATGTTATCCCAAACGCGAGTGTAAAGGCGACATCCGTACTCAGGGCGACCTACTCGCTCACCGATTACTGTAGCTATTAGAAGTTGAATACACTGATTCACTTCTGACACGCCTTCTTGGGGTTTGAATGCTCCGGATATGGGGAATTTGGTGTCCCGACCCAGCCAGTCTCGTTTAGTAGTCATATGGATATACCTTTAGAATACGGTTATATGGTAATGTGATTTAGCGCTCCGTAAGCAGTAGCCAGTGAGGTCCATCAATAATACAGGGGATACGTTGAAGATACCAGAATACATAACGACACCTCCCCATACAGATACCTCATGCCTCTCAATGCGCATCACAATAACTTGCCCTTGGTAGTGGTCTTACCTGATACTTCAGTGTTGACTGTTTCAGGACTACCTCCCACATCAACCTCGCCTGTGCCTTGGCCAACTATCTGTTGACCTGCCTTGACCTCTACATCTTCCTTTAAGAACTTAACTACAGATCTTGATAGAGCTGCTGCGAACTTCTCAATGGATTCATTAGAAGACCCTAGCTTAAAGGTGTTCACTAGTTCTTGAGATATGTATTGAGTTAATTTATTAGGGTCTGCTGCCATGTTTATTCCTTAAAATACGGTTAATCTAAGATACGGGGCATCATAAGTTGTACTGACCTCGCTAAGATGAGTCACAGACCAAACTTCCTCATAGGTGTCCATTAGGTTCCACACTATATTGCCGGAGGTGTATGCTATTCTCTCTCGGACATCTGAATCTACGTTTAGTAAGTAACTGGACATTAGAAGGTCTCCCATTAAGTCCCCGTCTTAGTAGGTCCACCTGAAGTAGGGAAGCCTAAGTTACCGACAGCTTGGTCATGGGTGCTAATTACTACTTTATCAATCGTAGTTAGATCATCTGAAGCTTTTACATTCACCGTCTTATCTACTTTTATGACTGACCCTTCTTCTGTTTGAACTGTAATCACTTTACCGTTCAAGGTTATGTTTTCGGAATTAATGTCTACTGAGGTCGCTGTCATTGTTATGTTGGAAGCGCCTTTTTCAAGTTTGATACCTGCTTGGTCTAGAGTAGCTTTAGCTCCGTTAACTTGAGTGACCGTTATGGATTGATCGTTCTTTATGTCTACTAGGTTGCCACCTGCGGTCTTAACTCTGATTCCTCGATCCTCACCGTCATCTAATATGATCGTGTGTGATACGGTCTTGTGGTCTGCGCCTGTGCTATATATGATGGTTGCTTTATTGTCTCTAGTACCTAGTAAGGCTTGGACGGCTGAGCTGTGTAACTTAGTTCCCCAAGCCATAGGGTAACTGTGGAATCCCTCTTTACAGAACACGTACACTATGTCATTAATGGCTGGCACTTTGTACACGCCGGCTGTCTGAACGTAAGGTATAAAAGGTGTGTCCCCGATATCTGGATGATTGATTCTCACTTGGTGATTGTCTTGGGTATCCGAACTTACTTCTAAGACACGAGCTTGGCCCATACCTAAGAGTTTCAATCCGTCTTTACCTTTTATATATTCCATTACAATCCTAATTAAAATACGGCTACTTTGTATATTAGTGCTTCAAACTTACTGTTTAGTGCGGACTCACCATACTCCTTTATTTCTAGTTTAAAGGAGTTCCAAGGTCCATCATGCCACACATTTTCATAGTGAACTGTATCGATGTAGTCGAACGCATCTACGTAGTAACTGTCAAAGTACTTAGATAATGCCATCTAAAATACCTGCAAGGCTAAGTCGTGTTCATAGCTGGTTATTGCAAAGGATGTACCTCGGGACCTCAAATAAACCCACGGTGTAAAACCAGCAAAACGATCATACCTTACCCCTAACCCCGCCATTCTAACGCTAACGGCCATACCTCTATTGCGGTCCATCTAAAATACCTGCAAGGCTAAGTGGTATCTAAAGCTTCTTATTATAAATGTGTTAGTCAAAGGCCTCGAATATACCCACGGTACTGTACCGGCCACTCCACCGTATTTTACTACCCCCATATCGAATTGGACAGTCAGGCCTCTAGAGTAGTTCATTTAAAACACCGCCACTAAGTAAATCTCACTGTCCCAATTAATTTCTATGTAGTTTCCTTCTCTCCACAGTGAGTCTATGGCTGCGCCAGCTCTACCTAGGAAGGGTACATCACAAACTTCATCATAATAAGATGCATTGGAGTAATCGTACATATCAATATAGTAAGTTGTTAGATCTATCAAAACACCGCCAATGTAAATCCTTCGAAGTCACTTTCTACGCTGTCAGAAGTGCGAACCATCTCCAGACTGTCTGTAAGTGTCCAGTCTCCGTATATATCGATTTTGCTAAAGTACTGAACGTATATCTTATCAATGTCTATTCTATCAGTAAACATACGAATCCTAGAATACAGCTAAACTATAACAGTTATTAATCACAGTTCTAACATTACACTTATTAGATTGTTTTGTCAAGACTAAATTTACAGGTAGGTTGAAATAGTTCAATCGACAGGCGCTACTGTAGTTAGATTGGGTGACTCTTATTAAAAACATGCTAAGCAATACCCATAAGTTAGGTCATTGATGGCGCTTGGCATCCCTAATCGACTTGATAAATGACGCCTGTGGTTATACATGATGGTCATAGTAATTGTAGGTATAGATACGACATTGAGGGGTGTTCCTACGAAATTGAACCTTCCCATCATAATCACTGCATAGCTCATCCTTACCTACCGTCAGTTAATCGAGCGACAACGTAGTCCTCATTCTGCTTTAATTCATCTAAATTATCAACACCTTGCTCTACTGACTCTTGAGTCTTCCCTTGCATAGTACACACGTACCCACTTGCACTTAGACTGTGTTGTACTTGAAAGAATCTGTAGGTAGTACTAGCTCTTACGCCGACGCCTTCAATCTTCATCACATCAGGTCTGAAGTCAGGGTGCCCCACTACCTTAACAGTAATGAAGCCTAAGAATGATCTCTCGTTAGTTGAATTGAAAGCTGCTGCTCCAACGCTACTAACTGAGTCAGACGGAGTTGTAATGGATGCCCCGTTAAGGTCGCGCTCTAGTATATCATTGGCTCTACTGTTGTAATCAGCACCTGAAGTAGTATCAAAAGCTTTAGGTTGAGTTCCTTCACTTCTACCGTCAGTCATGCGGACGGCTTGGTATTCTGCTGAAGCAACACTATCGTCTCCGATGGCGCTCGCGGCTGAAGACTTATCAACTTCTCCTGCTATGGTATTGAATTGGAATTCCAACATTACACCTTTAGGGTCTCTGTAGTTGATGCTTCGGATTACCTTCTTAAACCTCAGTGATTCCGCTGAGAAATCTATTACCGGCTCTCCTGTAAAAGGATCATCATACACTTCGTAGGTTGAGTTGTACTTGTTGGCCAGCTCCTTAATCCAATCATCCATCTTCTGATTTCTAGTTAGATATAGAGGAGTTCCTTCTGTAGTCGGTAGTGTATCTCCGCCTACTTGTGATCTATCTAATATGAAGTTGTCTGGACGAACGCCAGGTGGACGGTTAACAAGCTCTCCGTCGAACATCAATCTAGCTCCGAATACGGCTGAGATGTCATACAGGGCTTGCTTTAACGACTTAGCTTGACCTTGCTTATCTACGAAGGCTTTACCTTCATTTAATTGTAGCTTGCCTAGATCTTGCTGAAGTGTGTATGCTTGGATGGTAAGTGTGTTCCCGCTGGCTCCAGTTGAATAGTTAACTGTGCCGATCTTGAACTTTCTCTTACGCGATACTTTAGGCTCTAGATGGCCCCAAGTGATTTCAATTTCATTATTGTGGCTAAACATAAATGCCACGGGCTCTGACTTAGCTGATTGCGTTCTACTCGACTGCGTATAGCCTGATTCTAGTTCCTCAGGGGTTACGTATGTAAATCCTTTCTCACTATCGAATCTTAAATCAATCAAAGCACCTGTTCTGTTGGTAATGTACCCGCGACCTTCAACACCTTCAGCGGGCGTCTTGTTAAGGTCGTCTGGAAGTAGGTCAGCCTCCATGAATGTTAGAGTTAGAGAGCTGGCCCCTTCACCTAACTGCTCACTAGCTATAGCTTCCATGATATCTGCTTTAGCACACATACGCATGATGGTGTCGGTCAGTCTGGCTGACTTTTTACCATCTGGGGTTGATACTTTAACGTCGAAGAAGAAGTTCTTAGACTCGTCTCTATAGCTCATGTCTATCTCACTTTTCTTAAGTCAGAAAACCTAAAGGATAAGTCTTGGGACCTCTCCTTTATCTTACCTACCTTGGAAGACTCTGTAACATCTTCTACCAAAATCTCATCCAAGTCACACCTGCATAGGAGGATCTGCTGGTTTTCATCTTTTACACAATAATTACACTCGCAGCAGTAGGTCTTCCCTGATCTAATATATCTCATACTATTCCTTCACCCATTTAACTAAAGCATCGACTAACTTAACTCTATGTTTAAGTCTAAAAGCCCATTCGGAATCTAACTCCGATAATCTCTTACCCTTAGGAGGTTTATCTCCAATTCTATAGCCAGCTCTACATAGAAAGGCATAGTAGAACTCTTTAATTAAGTACCTCATAGTTCCTCCCTCCTAGAAAACGGCTAAGGTATATAGGAAAGATAAAGAGCTAACGTCGCCCCTAACTCCTACGAATAGTCCGTGGTGTTTATACCCGCTGGTACTATTAAATAATAATACCGACTTAAATAGCCGCTGTCTGTACACTGATTGCATATTAAAACACCGCTAGTTTCAGTAGGTTGGTGTTGATATATCGAGCTTTCATTTGATACTTTCTAGACTGATTATATAACATCATGTAACCTAGTTCAGAATACATTGTATCTACGATTGAGTACACCACGCTACTACCCACGGTCATGCGAAGCCCTTACTGCGTCTTGAATGCTGTCCAAAGGTGGGATTCTAAGTCGATTGCCGATGTACATGTCCTTGAACGACCTTAGGTTGTTGATTTCCATCAAGGCCCACCCATATTCTGCGGTGCCGTAAACTTGGTAACTTAACATGTCCGGTCTGAACTCATTAGTCGAGTCGAGCTGAACGTAGAAGTCGAACTCAGTCTCCGGTACTTCGATAGGTAGCTTTAAGATAGTGTAGTTCTTAAGTCCTTCGGTAGTCTCTACGGAGGTGATGGTTGAGCCTCGATAGCGTGAGTTAGCTGTGTATGACATTACTCCTCCTTAATCAATAAATCATGCCATTCTACCGCTGCATCTACCCAATTACGATCATGGCGACAACAGTAAGAGTAGAAGTAGAGAGGAAGCATTGGCAGGGCTGTAAGCCAGTATATTACTTTACGCATTACTGCCTCTTATTAGCTTTATCTAAGATGTCTTTCTCGTAAGTTGATAAGACCTTATACATAGCTCGGTTTAATTCGCTAGTTAGTATGCTTTTTAAGTAAGTCTCATGTTCGGGTTTGACGATCTCTATATCCTTCAAACCTTCCCAAGCTACTTCAATCATTTTCTCTTGTATATTCATCAATTTATCCTCCCGATGTATTTACCGCAGTGTACACACTCGAAGTGATTATGGTAATTACCGTTTCTATCTATAGCTGTCTTAATACCTATATTGTGGTGATTAAACAGACATCTTATACTTTGCATTAAATCATCTAGTTTCATTAAAATACCGCCAGTGTGTAATCAGCTACATCTAGTGGGAGTAGAGTTACGTAGTTACAACTAAGGTGTGGGTAGGCTGAAATTCTACTCCACGCGTAATATACAGCCGGTCCCACAATTACGGTTGCGCGATCTCGCATACCAATCCTTAAGCTATCGGGTTAAACCCGCCTATATCACCGAGTATTCTAGGTGCATTGTTAAGTGCATTTACTCGCTGTGGTTGATTTCTAGTTACTTCTACCGGAGGCTTAGGTTTAAGTGACTTGCCCTTATCATTGTATTCAATGAAGGTGAAAGTTACATCTGCCGAAGTTGGTAGTAGTTCCGGTGTGGTCTGTGTTATATTGAAGTTGTAGCTGGCCAGTATAAAGTCTTGATTAGCACTGTAACTAGCAGCTCCAAGTACATCCCCCATATATAATCTAACTAGCGGAGGAGTTCTAACTTGGTTCTTACGGCTACCTTCACGAGGTAGTAGTAATCCGCGGTAGAAATCTAGCTGAGGTTGAATGCTCTGCTTCCATCTAGTACTAGATCTATCGTCAAGATTCTGCTGATCTGATAAAGCATCTAAGTCAGCTCCAGTAGTTCGAAGTGATACATTATACAATTGACTCAGAATAGCTGCATTGTAACCGTCCGTAATCTCTGAGATACGGCTAAGTTCAGGTGCTATCTCTAAGCTCCATATATCAGCGTCTGACCCTGCGTTGACCGTGAAGTTCTCTGCCATGTCCAAAGTAACCTTAGCCGTGAAGCTTACGGTTCTAGCTGATCCACTGATCCATTGAAGTAGTGGGTCGGACTGGCCGGGGATATTCTGCTGAACCCAATTCGCCGCCTTACTCTCAGTTACCGACTCTGGGTTAAGGAGTAGGGTTGTAAGTAGAGGGTTAGACGGCTCATGAGTAGGTATAATAGCCATTTTAAGCTGCTTAGGCGGAGCTAGATTCCTAACGTCCAACCCAGAAGCGTCTTGGCCTAGGATCAGGTTCTTATTCAAATTGAATTTAGGTAGTCCTATTCCCATATTTACCTTCTAAGTAGTATATTCCCTCGGGCTTGGTTCTGAGAGTTCTTGATCTCTTCTTTTTGAACCTGCTCTTCGGTCATAGTGTTTGATTTCTTATTCTCTTTCAATATCTGCTTGAGTACTTCTGTGCTGTCTTCTTTAGATTCTAAATGCATAGATCTTACGGCCGGCTGTGCAAACTGAGTTGAGGGTGCTGATTGAGGCTGCGGTTGAGGTGCTCCTGCTGGAGCTGCTTCCTGCGACGGTGTTAACGCCCAGTCAACTGCATCTGCCATGAAATCAGGCAGTCCCAAGTCTTTTACAATAGCACTACCGAAAGCTGCTACACCTACTCCCCCAAGTACCTGTAAGCCTGGCACAAACGAAGCTAATAGCGATACTCCAAACCCTAAGTACTTAACTAAGTTCCTAGTTGAGTTTGTGAGTGAATCTAAGCCTGATTGTGCTACTACTGCTGTTTTCTTAACATCAAATAGCCAACCTGCGAAGTCAGATACCTTATTGCCTACCCAAGTAAACATATTTATTACTGGGGAGAAAGCATCTGAGATACCTTGTCCTAACCCTGATAGCACGGCTCCGACATTCAAAGTCAGTTTAGCTATGTTCTCAATGAGATTATACATGGTACCTAGTGTCGATACGTCTTCTTTCAGGACCTTCGATAAGCCAGATGAGGCGTCGAAGTTATTTAGTAGCTGGAAGAATACTTTGCCGGCCACCCAAGCTTTCTTTATGATATTTACTAGGGGGTCCCACAGTAAGGTTAGTCCGGTTATGGCTAAACCCCAGCCTGGCACTAAACTAAACAAGGAACCTAGCGATCTAAGCTGAAACGCAGTCTTAGCTACGTTCATCACAGTCTTCCCTTTACTGAATACTCCTAATAGACTTGCTAAGCTTTTGATAGTCCCTACCAGCTTAATACTCCCTAGGGCTATGCCTAATGTGGCAATGCCTCTTACGAAGGCTTTAAACCCTGAGGTATCATTCAACTTATCAAGTACTCTGGTGGTCACATCTAAGAAGCCCGTAAGCACCTGTATAATAGGTCTTAAAGCTGACCCTAGGGTTATCCCTAATTCAGCTCTAAAGTTGCCCCAAGAGGCTCTCAGGCGCTCTAGGATAGACAGTCCGTCGTCTTGTACTCTATTCACTCCTCCGAAGCGTTTCTCAAGCTCCTGCATGATGAGTGATTGACGTAATTGGATCGACATAGCATTGCTCATTACACCGCCTGTCTTGGCGATCATGGCTGCTTGAGTCTTATATGCTTGGTTGACCTTCGTCACTATGCCTAGTGTGTTTAAGGCACCTTCGTCCTGCTTTGTAATAGCGTTGGTTATCGTTTTGATAGCGTCAGTGGCATTTAAACCTAGTCTCTGAGCTGCTACTGTGGCCATCTTAAAGGCTTTTCCCATATTCTGAGGTTTTAACCCCTGTTGGAAAGCTCTGTTGGCCGTGTTTAGAAGTTCAAAATCCGAAACTATCCCTCGCGTAGCCGTACGCAAGACAGGTAACATCTCAGTTACCCTGCCTATGTTCATTTCGAATTGCATACCTGCTCTTTCGAGTTGCATACCTGATTCGAAATTGCGACCGAATACATCCCAAGCTCTGTTATATAGGTATAGCGCTGCCATACCTCTACCTAGAACTTTGGTAAATGATTGCAAACCCTCTTTTGCTTTCTTAGAGGATTTGGCAACCTTTTCCATGTTTTCGCCAGACTTCTTAGTCTGCTGGTTGAATCCTTTTACTAAGCTCTGAGTCTGTTGGTTAAATACGTCTTGGACAGCTTTCTTAGCTGCCTGAGCGCCTCTAACCTTCAATATAATGGAGATCTCACGTTCCATGTGATTCCTTATTTAAAAATACCAGACACGTCTGTCAGGTTTGCTATGCTTCTTTAAAATACAGTGAGTACTAAAGCCCCGTACGTGAAGCACAAGTCACTCGGGAGGCCCAATGGAGCGTAGTATCCTTTGGGGTAGGAATTAGGAGTAGGGCTAGTGGCGTAATAAGGTTCCGCTGAGTATCGTAAGTTGCTAGTCCCTAAGTCCACTTTAAAGTATCGAGTATGCGGATTACGTCTAACGGGTGTGTGGTGATTGATGAGTCCCATTAAAACACCGCCAACGCAGAACCTGAGTAGGTGCAGTCCATATAGGACCTTCCAGAATCATAGCCAGAGACCACCCCTCTAACATCCCCACAGGGACTGGGACTCGGTGAATCTTCTGATGTGTAATATATTTCCCCACCCCAATCAACACCGTGCACTAGATAGGTCCTAACTGTTTCCACGTGGTTTCTTCCTTTCTTCAAGCACATCCATATGGAACTGCATTAGTTCCTTACGCATACGCCAAGTCATACTGTTAAAGTCATCAATCCCCCAACTGAAGTGTTCAGCTAAGAATTGCATATCTGATACTATTTGATCATAGTGAGGAACGTAGTTCTTATTAACTAAGTCCTCGAATGGAGCAAAAAATCAGCCGCCAGTACGGGTAACTCCTGCTCGAAATCCTCACTGCATGATGTACATGTGTGTTCCACTTTAAGATCAATAGAAGCTAACTCTGGTATGTTATCCTTCAAGAAGTCTATGTCAGTAGCCTTCAATTCATCTAGATCACTAGGCTTGACTTCAGTTGAGTCTCCTAATTTAGATAACATGAATGATGTAGTAGCTGTTACGATGTGCTTCATGAAGTCAGCAGACTCATCTTCCGTGGCCATCTTAAGTAGGTTAGATAAGCTCATATGGCCGTATCTAAACTCTAGTCCGTCTTTAGGAAGGATCATCTTATCTTCAGCTAGGCTATCCTTACGTGGAAATACTTCCAAGGTTGATAGATCTAGCTTAGCATTATTAGACGCACTACAGTGAGGGCATTTAAGCTTCATCATGTAATCTTTACCATAGGATACTTCTCTTACCTTGGTCATGATGAACTGTACGTCTTGAATAGGTAGTTTATGTAGTAGTACTGACTTCTTGTCTAGTTCCGACATTACTGACTCCCCGCCGGCATTGGTGATGTCGATTACCAGATCAGTCAAGATAGGGAGTACGAAATCAATTGGAGTCTTTGGTGAGGGGTTTACCAGCATGTTTTGATGCTTTCCCCTAAGCTCGTCAATCTCTACTAAAGCGTAGTGTTTGTCGTTTACGGTTACTCCGTTTGGGAGTGTAAATTTAGACATCTTTCCTCCATGTCTTAGAATACAGTTAATTGGTAATGTCCTATCCAGAATATCATATATTTGTTTGTGGCGTAAGGCTGAGTGTAGGCTCCTCCACATACGTACTCATATTGAGTCTTGGGAGGCGTATGTGGTAGCTCAGGTAAGAATAACACTGTGAAGTACATTTAAAACACCACCACGAGACATCTACCTGAGACGTTACTTAGGTATGAGATTCCGAGTGCTTCTTGCATTAAAGAATTGTGCTTACCAATAAATTGCTCGTCTGATAGGTAGGTCAGATAAGGTATTAAAATATTTAAGTAGTACCTCATTAAAATACCGCCAGTATAACATCACCTTCGTAATGACTAGTTAAACTACCTACATAAGCAACGTGGAGTAATCCATTCATATCTCGTGGTTCAGATCTCCATAGGAAGTAGGCTACGCGGGCTTCAGTCTCCACTACATGGTTACGTGCCATTAGAACACCACCAAGAATAGATCCGACTCATCTAGAAGAGATTCTCCCATTAATTGGTTGTCTCTAAATGGTTCTATGTAAGAATTAAAAGGCCACTCTTCTTCATTACTCTCGTACCTGTAGTACATAGTGGCTGCTTCTGTCAGGTTTACCCAAACGTGATATGCCAATTTCACTAAAACACTCCTATTAAGTACTTGCCATCTCTCAAACTGTTTTGTAAGTAGGTGTAATTCCAACCACTCCAAACAGCTTTATCTACCACCCAAGGTAACTTGGTACTAGACCACTTATAATCTATTATACTCAATTTGAATGGTTTGTCAAGTGTTAAATATACTCTATTAACGATAGGATGTTTTTCTAGCATCGATGTTCTCCAGTACTTCGTTAACCTGATTACTGAAACCTGGCTCTAACACGCTGGTATCTCCGAGTAGCGAACCTACCGCGGCTCCTGCTAATGCTGATATGAAGGATGAGCTTGCTGATAGCTCTATGTAACCTTCGTAATCCAACATCAAAGTCTCTATACATACTGCCGTGTCATCCATGGCATTCAGGTTAGAACCTGCTATATAGGCACTAGGGGCTGCATTCAGTACTACGTACTTCTTGATTATGCTTCCCGATCTGTCCATATGATCGATTACGATGGTCCCTCTGTAGTTAGAGGTATTTCCATCTTTGTCACCATAGAACGACCTATATACTAAAGCTACCCAATTGTAGAAGTCATTACTATAAGTCTTACCTCTCCTAAGAGTGATCGGACTGAAAGTTGCTCCTTCTACGATATTACGAGGGCTTAAGTGACGCCCCATTTCTCTATACTGGGCCTTTTGGAGGTCCACTCTAGGGAGGGTCACTGATTCAAAGCCAAGTCTTTCAAAGCTTAAGTAGTTGTTATCTATCTTAATATGTACGATGTATCTATATGTTGATAGAGGGTCTAAGCTCCCTGTTCTAGCCATGGCTACCTCCAAGGTAACATTGTTTGTGTTGTTTTGTCAATTAAAATACGCACAAATACAAATTAGGTGTCTTATACATACGAGTTATATTAGGTAAGTAAGTCCTAGATACAGTATACAAGTTAGGGGTGTGCCCCATCAACTCTGAGTAGTATAGTTGTTCTCGGAAGTTTCGTATGCAGTATTTCTTTGACCATGGGAATATGTTCATTGAGTCCTCTAAAACACTGCTAAAGTGTAGTGATTAGCTACCACCGCATGACGGTGTAGGTCATCTGCTACGTTGTAGTATCTGGTTATGTCCGTATAAGTGTTGTATTTAAAATACAAAGTGATCTCTAGATCTGGATCGGCTATTATATAGGAAAGCATTAAAGCAACCCTCCTAGTAAGTCGGCTTCAGGTCCTTGAAAGATATTAGCTATCAATTCAGTAGCTGCACTTAAGGCGCTTGGTAGTTCAAAGGCTACTTCATAAGTTAGAGTTAGTGATTCCATACTTATTGCGGCTGACGCAGCATCTAGATCTGATCCGCCCTTGTAGTCTTTTGGCCATACGTCTAGTAAGTACCAACGTCTAGCTGCCTTACCTTCTCTATCTCTCATGATGATAATCATGTCTTTTCTGAAGTCTTGAGATTGTCTAAGTATGGCGTTTCTGGTAGTCCCTGATATAGTCTGAGCTATCGATAATGCAGGGTTGAAACTAGCCACTTGCTGAACCCATTTGTAGAAGTCATTACCTTGAGACTCTTCTTTGGAGCTGAACTTGGTATCTACTTTGAAAAGAGATGGGTCAGGAGGAGCTATTACCCCTCGTGTAAGTGTTATATCATTGAATTTAGTGAGGCCGGGGATCTTCTTCATGCTGAAGTTGTCCACGTTCTCTCGATACTCAGTAACCGTAGTGGATGACTCAGGTATACTACAGGTAGCGAATCCTGCTCTGGAGAACTGAGATAAGCCTCCATTCTTGAGTCCGTTGATTATCTGAGTGGGCGCTAACGATAGGCTAATTAGCTGGACCTCAAATCTAAAACTCGTAACGGGGTCGTGTCTGCCTGATCTAGCCATTATTACCTCTTCTTATACTAAAAAAGAGGGGAGCCGTTAAGCTCCCCTCTCTGTAAATGTAATAGTTTAAGTATTACAGTAGTACCTCATCAAACCCCTCGTGGCGTAGGGTAAGTGAGGAAATTAATTTGGATTCGGCGCTTGCATCAAGACCGTCGCCAGGCACGTATTCTGCGATGTGAGCGTTATAGATAGTCCAACGCTTAACAGGTTCGGAATCTCTCCCTAACACTGTAATTACGATAGTACGTCTATAGTCGTTCTGGGCATCGTCAGTGGGTCTAGTATCGGCTGCTGTAAAGCCTCCGTCTGAACCTCGTACGTTTGCTGCTGATTTCTTGTGCTGTTGCAACCAGAGATAGAAGTCCTGCTCTGAAGTGACTCCCCTAGAGAGTGTTACGTCTCCATAGGAAGTCAAGCCTGACGACTTCTCCATTGTATCACGGTAAGTACCTTCTCGGTAGGTGATCTCCCCAGTTGAAGCTGTAGGTAGACCACACTGACTGAATCCGGCTTTTGTAAGTGTCTCTTGACCATCTGAACCTAGGAAACTTACTAAGTACCTAAAGTTATCGATAGGGTCGAAACTGGCTGAACGTGCCATATGTATCTCCTATATTAAGCTTCTGCTTGTGGAAGTGGGAAGGCCAAATCAATATCAATAAATCTTATCGCAGTATTGAATCTACAACGTAAAACCAGCTTCACTAAGCCTTGATCAATATCCGTCTGTGTTGGCTGAACCAGCTCAACTTGGAATTGTTCATTTTCAGGTAGACCTGCTGGGAATAGGTAAGCATTAGCACGTAAGAAGTTGAGAGCTGCATTAGCAATGTTCTGACGTGTAATAGGACTGTTGTTTTCCCATAGGAAACCAATTAGGCCTGGCTCAAGGCTGTTCTTAATGAACATCAATGATCTCATTACCTGTATCAACTTCTCGTCTGGAGTAGCTGAGTTGCCCGCTGCTGAGTATCCGCCGAATATGTATCTACCGTTACCGGCAGATGAAGTGATTCGATTGATATAAGCTAGACGTAGAGGTCCGCCATCTTTCTTCTCGCTAATGTCGAGTTGAAGTCCGATGATACCTGCTAGTTGGGCGTATTGAATACCGGCTGGAGCGTGTGATACGCCACCGATGCTGATATTTCTATCAATTCTATTCATAACGCCTGCTACGTGAAGTACAGGGTCTACGATAGATTGAGAAGCTCCGTTCTGAACGATTAGGTGGTTGTAATACCAAGCAGCCTTAGTTGAAGGTTTATTGACGATTACATCTTTCCAACTAACTGCTGACGGGCTGAACACAGAGATTGCACCTGTTAAAGGTACCCCTGTAGTTTGGAATAGTACGATCTGATCATCCTGATCACTCACAGCCTTAACTGTAAACTTAGAACTACCTACTTGTAGGATGTCGTACACGGCTACGCTAGATAAGTCAGGTGATCCTGTAAATGTGATTACAACACCTTGCTCCGACTCGACTAGTGAACTCATGCTTAGGTTACCAACTACCAATGAGTCATTAGCTGCTGAGCTGATGAATTCAGGGATAGCTAGTAATGACATACAATCCTGACGAGTGATACTACAGTAATCAGCTAGAGCTGCTTGAACTGAAGGCTCATAAACGCCGGGGATAGTTACTAGGTTAATTACAGGCACTGCCTCTAAGGCATATAGACCGCTTGCATCAGCTTCACTTCCGATATAATCAGCAGCTTGAACTGAAGGCTCCATGATGAAGTAATCATCTGAAGCAAGGCTAGTTCCTGAAGCGAATACCAAGCTATTAGCGATAGCATGGATCTCGGCTGAGGCGTCGGCTCCAGCTTCACCTACTACTTTAGCACTGAAGTCAGCACTAGCAGCTAAGCTTAGTTCGATAAGGCCCTTAGAAATCTTAGATCCTGCAAGAGGATTAGGAGAAGCTAGGTTCTTATCAATACGGATAGTAGTCTCGGTTGGTACTGCATGGATTACGAACTCTTTACCTAAGCTGTCAACGAATACATCACCGGCTTTAGCACCGTCTGTAATAGCTGTTGATCCGCCTGGCAGAGTTACTACGCCTGTAGAAGCTACATACGAAATAGCCCCTGCGAAAGAGCTGATCGTTACTGCATTGTTAGCTACGATCGAGTTCTCTGTAATCTGAGCTTGTGAGTCATCGCTGAACTTAAGGAATTTACCCACTAGACTTTGGTTAGCTGGGTAAGTGGATGAGTCGGCTAGGTTGAATACAATGCTTCCCGCTTCGGCTGAAACTGGAGCTGATCCAATAGAAAGCTCAGACGCACCTGCATCGTAAGTTGACTGGATGATCTTATTCTTAACACCTCTAGTAAAGGTTACCACGCCTGCTGATAGGCCTTCGCGGTCCACTTGAAGGTTATTGCCATCGATCACATCTACGATCAAATACTCTTCCGAGTCGCCGTCAGTGATGATGTCGCCTTCTTGTACGTTGTTGAGGTATGAGTCGAAACCTGAAGTAGTAAGGATGTCGCCTGCTACTGTAACTGAAACTGAAACACCGTAATCAGCACCTTCTTGGATAGCTGTCTTACCGCTGTAAGCACCTTCAGGGTAGAGTCTAACGATACTCAAGCCTGTAGCTCCGTCAGCAGCTACCGACTTAGCAGACTTAACCAACTGAGCATCTAAGCCAGATTGGATAGTTACTGAGTCCGAACCTACAGATACGGCTAGGATTGGGTACAACTTACCACTTGCGTCTTTAAGCATATCTCCTACTTTGACATTATCCAAAGTAGAGAGGGTTGCTCCTGTTAAATCAAGAGCAGCTACACCTGTTGATGGGGTGTAACTAGTTAGAACGATAGAGGCATTCAAGTCCCCGTCGTCTAGAATTTGAGCTAAACTACCTACGATAGCTCGGTCGTTTTGGTTCAAAGCTATCTCTAGTGGGCTACCTGTAATCCCTGAAGGACTAACAGCTACTACCACTAATTCAGTTCCAACACCTGCGTTTTCATAGTAACCTTTTACGTTCAAGTACACTTCGCCCATGTTGGAAATGCTTCCAAACAATTGCTCGAATTGACTTAAGCTGGTCACTGTGACAGCGGTGTTTAATGGAGCTGATGCGAAGTCAGTAGCTAGAAGCACTGCTGTTCTAGCTGTGGCTGCGCCTTGAGGCAACACTGTACCGATAGGACTGAGAGTAGCTTCTACTCTTTCTGGCCCTATGTTTGTGTTTAATGCCATTGTTTACTCCTATGAGTTATAGATGTTTAAGACTTCTTCTCGTCCGAAACATCCTTATTCTTCTTTTTATTTAAGTAATCAGACTTACTTACTCTTTTCGTCTCTGAGCTAGCTTTCACTGGCTCTGCTTTATCTTTACGCTTCTTATCAGGAAGACCTGATACAGGCTTGATAAATCCGAGCTTAACTAACCTAATTACCTGCGCCTCTTGCTTGAGGTACACGATACTGTTAGGACGTAAGGTCACTAGTCGGCCTGAGTTTGATATTCTCTTTGGGTATGATTTAAGTACTCTATACTTATTCATTGCGTTCCTTTGGTATTAACAACTTAGATCCCCACCGTCGAAGGTTTTAGGATTTACATCCACTTCGGTCACTGCTGATTGAGTTGTTTGGGAAGCTTCGTCTTCTTTCCACCCTTCTATCTTAAATCTGTATTCTTGACGGAAGAAGTTGTTTAGCGAGTCTTGCCCCATCACTCCATTTCCATTAACTAGGTACATCCCCCACAGCTTGAGCTTAGCTTTGGTTACTATCTTCGCTTCATTGTAAACATTGAATTCAGAAGATACCTCAAAACGTAAGGTTACGGTGTTGGTGTTGTAGTCAATATCGATGATCTGGTTGTTGTCGCTGATCTTGTACTGGTTGATTAAGTACACTGAGTCATTCACTGACATCTTACTGGCATCTCGTACTTTAATAACATTTGACATTCCTAGGTAGGGTCCATCTTCTACTTCTGATTCGGCTGAGTCAGGCGTCCTTAGTAAGATATCTAATGCTCGTCTGGTACGGTTGATTAAAGTCTCTGAGACTCTATCTGCTATTGAGATGTGTGCTTGTCTCTCTTTGTTCTTGATCTCTACTGTCCAATGGTAATTGAACGGAGTAGCGTAGTTCTCTGTATCCCAAGCCTCAGTCTGAGGTGAGTTACATGGCTGGTAAATAAGAGGTCTGTTAGCGTCCATGATGACATATTTTACGGCTGATATGTCTATGTTCCCTAGTACATCCCCATCCCTAAGTATGGTGGCTCCAGCTACTAAAGCGGGAGTTCCACTACCTCCTAGGTAGAGTTCTCTCTTATTGATATTCACATTGAGTATTGGAAACCTAGTGCTATTAGCGTCTTCAAAGACATCCCCTGCTTTTACGGCTGATAAATCAGTAGGATTTAATAGGTATAGTTTCCTAGTACTTTCATTGTATGATATTGCGTCTATATTGCTTACCAAAGTTGGATCTAAGGTGATTATGCTATTGGTATAGTCTACCGATAATACCTTGTACCTTCCTTTGTTATTGCCTGTTAGTATTGAGACTATGTTTCCCGACTCCACTAATTTAGTGTTGTAGGGAGATATCAAGAAGTTGTCTCCAGAGGTAACTCCGTCTACTCCACTAGCTAAGCGGTAGTAAACAGCAGGTCTATCTTGGTTAGGCCAAGCTAGCTGGTTGTAATCAGTGTTTCTAGCTTCCCATAAGGAGACCATACGACCTGACTCTCTGTCTTCTTCTATTTCCTCGAACTTTATATCTACTCTAGGATACTGCACATGATTAGGGTTTGAACTCTCATCATAGAAGTGCGCCTTTAGAGGGATGGCTTTAACATCCCCTGTAAATACATCGTAAGTGGTCTGTGTCCCTGTGTTGGTCTTAGTCTGAGGGTAATGGGTAGTCAGACGTGTTATATCTCTCTTAAGAGCTTCTTCGATGTCCTTAATAGTCTGTCTACTACTCATGGATTACTTCCTCTTACTGAATGCTTCATTTATGAGACGCTCCATATGTAAGGTGACATCCTTATCATATAGGCTCATAATAGAATCCATAATTGGGTACCTAGGGGACTTCATGATCATTCTAACTAAGTCAGTCGTCTTTATGTGAGTGAACTTCTGAGCTTCCTCGTCGATCTTACCGTACCCTCTCTTCTTGGCCGTCTCATTTAAGATATGCCTAGAGGTAGGTCTCTTTCTCACTTTGTCTGCCCAAGTAAACATTCCAACTACGAACTCATTTGAGTAAGGTAGCTGACTGATCTTGGGCTTTCCAGCATGGTATATGAAGTCGTTTACTAATTGACCTGTCACCATTAGGGGGCTGTCGAAATCAATCAATCCGGCCCTACGAGCTACTTCTTTATTATGAGCCCAAACTTCATGGTTGGTGAACTTCATGGCGTTCTCGGACATGCCTTTCTGGATCTTATCTACCATCGGTTGCATTTTAGGAGCTGAAGCTAACTCTCTACCTATTCCAGTTAAGAGTTTATCTAGGTCTTTATCTAAGGCTTTCAAGTCAGACTTGCTTAACTCCATCCTAACTTCGAATTTAGACTTAGACATAAGACCTCCGATTAGGCTCTGCCGGCTGGTATATTACTTAATTGACTATGCATCTTGATCTGCTTAAGTACAGCTCTCCACTTCTCTTCCCAAAAACGAAGAGAACGATCACTAACCGCGCTACCTTCTTCTCCCATACTCTGACCTAGGATCGACCATATGGCGTAGTACCTAGTGAACTGGTTGAAGTTGTCGTTGTAGCTACTGTGGAAGTCACGTAGATTAAGTTGACCATTTAACCACTTGCTAGCGCTAACTAACTGCTGATGTAGTAGGTGGTCTCTCGCTGCTTTGTCTTTACTTAAGTCTTCAGGTAAGTAACTATCAATATTGAACTTATCCATACGAAGCTCATCGACTGTGGCGTAAGCTTGAACCTTCAGTTTGATGTTTGAAGGTGATAGGTTAATCTCGAAGTACTCATTACCCCAGACGTACTCGGTACCGCCTAAGAAGCCACTATATAAGACTTGGTAGGTGTGACCTTTAGTACTTATGTCAGCCGGTATGTCCCATTCAAACTGGTACTCATACACTTGACCTAGTACTAGGGCTCCTGTAACCTGCTCGACCAAGATATTATCCTGATATATAGCAGCCTTAGGTGCTGTTCCTGTATCCACTTGGATAGGCTTGTCAGTATCGGTGAAGGTCGCTTTAAAGATAGCTTTAGATCCAGCTACGAACTTGTAGCTGTCCTTAGGCTCTATGCGACTGCCGTTGGCTGACGGTGGTATCCTAGGGTTAGATGTGTTATTTACTATATTACTACCGCCCTGTTGAGACACAGGAGTTTTTGAATTGAATCCGAGGCTTGTGGCCATGGTGTCTCCTTACAGGTTAGTAATTATGAACGGAATGAAAGTGGAGTAAGTACTCGCTGGGTCTCCCACTTCGACCTCTACTCTAACTAAGTAGCTATTGTAGTTCTGAACGAATTCGGGATCGCTAACTAAGGTTCCATTGTAGATACCATTAGCTAGGGGGGCTACTCCAGATTCGGTAGCTTCTGGATCTGATATGATCACTCCATTTTTATCATAGAGTTGCCAATTAAGAGACCCTAGGTCAGTGGTTACGATAGCTCCTTGATCTTCAACCCAAAAGGTTAAGTCGAACTCATTAAGTAACGCACTATAATGTACGTGGCCTTTAATTTGCATGGTTAGTCCTATTATTTTAGTAGCTTAATGGCTGCAATAAGCAACCCGCCGATACCTAAGGTTATCCAAGTAGCGCCTCGGAGCCATTGCTCTATCTTCTCTAGCCTGTAGATTCTAGTCTCGTTAAGATCAGTCCTCTTCATGTGTTCTGAAAGATCTTTCGTATTCTTGCCAACGTGGACTTCTATTCTAGCTTGGCTGGATTTGATATCTGACACATCTTCTATGATTTTATCTACTTTACTCTCTAATCCGCTAGTCATTATCCTCTCGCTTTCTGAATAGCCTCAGTTATAAATAGACGCTTCTCTTTTACGGGCATCATTTTCATATCCTTGATGAAAGGTTTAAGCTTAGCGTCACTCTCGATGTGAGTTCGGCAATGCTTGAAATCTCTTAAGGCTGCTGATTTACATTGACTTCCGTCGGCTTTAGTACCTGAACAGCGAGGTAGCTCTGTCGCCTCTCTAAGTGGGGCTGGTTGAGCTTCTTTCTTATCTGCATGTGCTAGGTAGCAACGGTATATATCTGGACCCCAGATAGCTTTAATCTGGGCTTTGTTGATTACTGATTTTACTTTAGATAGGTATGTGATTGGGAATTCATCCACCACGGCCATACGTACCTGTTTGAGTCGCTTATGCTCTTTTGAGTCTTTAGCAACTACGCCGAACCCATCCATGTAGCGGATACCGAGTATTTCGGTGCTGATACCGCTGATTTGATGTTTCACGACTATATACTCTCTGTTTGAGCTTTTTACGCCATAATAAATACTCATGGTTCCTCCGTTTAAACATTAAAAGAAGGGAAGGTAGCGTTAACTACCCTCCCTGTATCTTAGTCTATAATTAGATTATAGAGGTAATACTGCTCTTAGTCTTGCGACTGCGAGACGGGAATAAGATTCAAAACCACAATAGAATTTCATGCGGTATTGCTCTTGGTCACGCTCACGAACTGGACCTACGTACTTAATCTGAATCGCTTGACTCATATCAAGTGTGAATCCGCAAAGGCCTTCACCTTCACCGAATTTACCTGCGTAGATTGAAGTTCCATCAACACGCTCATAAAGAGTGGCAGCTTTATTTACCAATCCAGTAGTTACGTTGTACGTAGACAATGCAGCTAGAGCTTGAGGACGGTTTTTCTCGTCATCAGTAATCTTGAAAGCAGGGTCGATTGTAAGAACCGCAGCCGCTACCGCAGTTACTTTTAGAACCGCTTTAGACCACTTACCAGTAGAACCCGTACGTGCTACTAGGAACACTGGGTTAGAAGCTGATACAGCACCTACAGAAGCTACGATCTCAGCAGAGATGTCGCTTGATAGAGTCACTGAAGTATCAGTTGTAGAAGCGATCGTTACCGCAGTTGAATGTACTTGATGTACTGGCTCAACGCTAGATACGAAATCAGAAATGAATACCGGAGTATCGCCGTAGTGAAGCATTGGCTTACCTTGGCCTAGGTCTGATCTCATGATCTGAGCAGCGTCAGTTCCGCCACCTGTGTTACGAAGTAGTGTCTTAAGTACACGACGTTGTGCTTTATTCATAAGCAAGAACTCAGCGCCCTTAGTTACGATATCAAGCAAGTTGTCCAAGTCCTCAAGAGTGAAGACACGACCGTCACGACCGAAACGAGCAGAAGAAGCATCATCTTCTTCAAGAGTTACAGTCTGAGTAGCTGCACCATTGCTGTAGTTAGGGTGGTTAACGTCTTCCGAGTTACCTACTTCCTCGTCCAATAGGGCTTTCATACCTTTGAACATAGGGGCATTTTCGAAAGTCTCAGCGCCAACTCTACCGTGAACGGCTTGAGTGAAAGCGAAGCCGTTAGAGCCGTAGTTGATACACGCGTTCATGAAGAAACGTGACATCGCCTTAGCTTTAGAGCTGATCTGGACTTGAAGTTGAGAGTTGATATCTGATAGCTGATCGTCGATTTGAGAATCAATGATGATCTCAGAAACGATAGCTGCAATACCTACAGTGACGTTCTCAAAAGTAGCGCCTGCGCGATACTCGTCACCAGTTAGGTCTTGACCGATACCAGCGAAGTCAACAGCGCCTAGGGCTTTTTCACGTTGGAAGTTGTGTGAAAGGCCATTGATTTGAACGAAAGGTAGGTATTGAAACCACATATCTTCAGTGATGATATCTTCTACGATACCTTCTACCACTTCGTCGTTTGAAAGTTTGGCTGCTTCTGATAGTAACAAACTAGCCATTTTATCTCCTTAAATTTACCTGACTATACGATTCGACTGCCAGGGGTAAGTCCTTGTCTTCTTTCAGTGAGTGCTTTAGTCTTACGCTGAAACTTCTCTCTAGATGTCAGGACTTTATTTTCATTATTATTGTTTTGTTCTTTAGGTACTCGGTTTACGACTTCGATAGTCTTCTTGCCGAATAGACCTTGTGCTTTATATTTAGTGATAGCGAGGAGGCCTTCACTCGGGTCTGTATAACCTTTGAACATTGCAGAAGCTGCTTCTTTGAACTCCTCAGGGATTTCTTTAAGCATAGAGGTAAAACGATTCTCAGCGGCTTGCTTACGGAGGGATTTCTCTTGCTCCTCAGCTTCCTTTTGAGCTTGAATCTGGGCTTTGATCTCTGCGTTCTCCTTGCGAATGGCTTCCCACTCTTTACGGAGACGCTCTGACTCAGCTTTGAATTCTGCGTCTTTAACTTCTTTATCTACCTTGTTCTCTTCATTCTTAAGGGATTTTAAAACCTCAAGTTCTTTCTTCATCGCAGCAAGTTGGGCGTCGTACTCTTCTCTTTCGGTCTTAAATACTTCATCCGCCATAGCTAGTGCTTTTTCTTTAGCTTCCTGTTCTTTCTTACGACGCTTAGCGTTCTCTTCACGTAGCTTCTTGATCTCATCTTCATAAGAATCTTTAGTACGTGCTGCTAGTTCAGCCGGTGAAAGTTCCAATTCCTCAGTGTCTTCTTTTTTGATGTCGGTCTCTAATTCAGAGTCTAACTCTGCATTTAAAGCTTCAATCTCTTCTTTAGTCACTTCGGGTTTGGCAGGTGGAGCTTTAGTTGGGGCTCTACCGCTGTTTTCTGGTCTTGCATTGATTTTGTCGATTAAACTCATCTGTGTCTCCTTCGGCTCTACCGAAATTGATCGTTGGGACTTCAGGCTCTACCTTAAAATCCACCGTTGTTGAAATTGCGATTCATTGACCCGCCGAGTCCCTCTTTGCTCATTTGGTTCCAGTAGGGATTACTCTGCTTTTCATACTCCTCTCTAGATATCGATTGTACTACTATCTCAGATATTAACGAAGGAGCAAAACTATGCATCTTGGGTTCCGGCAATCTAAATGGTCTCTTCTCAGCCGTCGAAGTTAACCATTCGTGATCTAATCCCTTATACATGTTTTCTGCTTGTTTAATATCGTCTGATACTAGCATTTCGATATCATTACCGTCTACACGGTATATTATAACTTTGTGAATTAAACTTGATGCCACTTGTCCTCCCTAGAAGCCGGACTCTTTCCGCTTCTGCTCTTCGGCACGTTTTGTCTTATCTGATTTTCTTACATCACCATTCTTATTCGGTTGTATAGAACTCTGCTCCGCGTGTTTAGCTCGATTACTAATCTTAGGTTTAGGTCCGTCGTCAGACTTGGCCTTATTACCTTGATTAGGATTCACATCTGATTGTGATGCTCGGGTTTTAACCTCTTTATCACTTTCAACTTCAAACCCTAAGTCTTTGAGCTTAGTCAGCTTAGCACCTTCTACCTCAGCGTCTCGCTGTGCCTGATCTATGCGCTCCCTATGGGCTTTCGCTAATAGCTCTTTAGCTGCGATCTCATCTAAGTGAGGGTACATCTTCTGTACTGAGTCTACATTACCTGTAAGTAGGATATCTAATTCTAATTTGATTGTAGCAGCTCTAGTTTGAGGGTCTACCGCGAATTCTGGATCTACGTAATGTATTTCCAATTCAGCGTCTTCTGAGAACATCTCGGCACCTTCACCGTTATGGTGAGCGTTCCAGAGCTTCTTAACTACCTCGAATAACTGCTGCTCTCTTTCTCTAAATAGAATCTGTCTTCTCTTATTCTGCTCAACTACGCCCAACTTAGCTGATAATAAAGCCGCTCCTGAAGGAGGTAACTTGCTATTATGCTTAGGTTGTAATCCGTGGTTAATCCTTACCATGTCCATCATTGTATAAATGGTACTAGTAAGACCTTGGATATCAGCGCCTGGCTTTTCAAACTTGAAGTCTCCCGTCTCACCTACGCTCAGTAGCGTGTCTGGGCCCAAGCTGAATCCGTTCATATTAGCGGTAGCATTACCATCGCCGTAGAACTCGAAAGGAGAGAAACTGTTTCTATCTAGTCCAGTAGGACCTGTGTTGCCGAACCCGAAGCCTGTACCTCGACTACCACCTCTAGCGTTGAAGTCGTCTATAGGTCTTCCCAATCTGTTGTTGATTGGACGTTCGATCCCTTTAACCACCGCTTGTCCGAATGATTGGAACTTAGCAACGTGGTTCAAGTCTGAGAGTCTCATATTCACAGCGTGATTAGCGTAAAGTAGAGGCTCGTTTACTGGTAAGAAGAATTTATTGCCGGGGTCACGGTTAAAGAAAGGAACCGCTGGTATACATCCGTAAGGGTTATCCCCTTCGTAGTAATTACCGTCGGCATCTTGCACTTTATGTCCGTCTACTCCCCAGTATACTTTATTTATATTTGCGTTGTCTAAGTCTTTTACGGACTGTACCTTTGAGTACTTCATCCCTGATTTAGAACGCATTGCAACGCTTAGATTATGATCTAGAGGCACGGCTCCAGCTACTGAAGGTCCACCTAGACCCCATGCTGAAGGTGCTTCTACCATTCCTAATTCAATAGAACTGATGTAGTAGGGGCTCGCTGCGTATTTAACGTCGTAAGACCCGCCATATACTAGTTCAAAATTGACCATGCCTGGCTTATTAGCATTTACTAAGTCACCTGTGTCTGGATCTACGAAATTGACCTTAACTAGGACAGTCCCTAGCAGTTTGGTCATAGCGTCCAGTTCTTGACACATATTATGGTATCTAGCGTCTTTTCTTATCTTTCTCCACAACTCTTGATCTTTCTTGAGTACTTTGCCTGTCTTCTTGTCTTTAATCATGTAGACAGGTTCCTCCCTATATAAGATGGAGGTTTCATCTATGATCTCTTGAGTTAGTGCGTAGGGTATAATTTGTTGCTTACTAGGATCTCTGAATTGCTTCTGTAAGTCCAACCATACGAACTCGTCCATACGGCCTTCATAGAATGATAAAGCTAGATCCACTACCCATCTACGGTAAACCACAGATTCATATAGGTAATTTACCTGCATGGCGAAAGCAGCGGACTGACCTGTCCTACCTACTCCTAAATTGAATGCCATGGTTACTCCTCCGTTTTATACTTCACATTACGAGTAATAAAGGCTTGCCGAGTTTTACCTCGGCTCGCCCGTTATCTTACTTCTTGCTAATTTTCTTAGCTTCGCCACCGTTCATTTGGTCATGAGGGGCTTTCTCAGCAGATTCATTAGATTGTTTTTCTAACTTATCCCACTTAGCATTACGCATACCCTGAGACTTTAAGCCGCCAGGGATTTTCTTTAGTTTCTTTTCCATATGTTCTCCGTTTGTATATACAATACCTTGCCATAAGGCAGGTTTATATTATTGATTAACCTAAGGCTCCGCTCATCTTAGCCTTAGCTTCAGCCGTAACTATAGTAGCGCCTTGACCAGCGTTAACTTCTACTGTTACCATTGCTGATACTTGATCATCTCCATCAACCAGAGCTTTTACTGCGTCTGAATCAGACACGCCATCGTCGATGTGAATCTTGATACTCTTACCTGAAACTACAATAGACTCAGCCGAATCAGCGATGATCTCAATTGAAATCTTGTTAGCTGAAGGGTGAGCTTCTACTGATGTGAATACTAACTCTTGGATAGCTAGTGTTGCTTTCTGGTTGGTGTCGAAATCTTCGGGGGCTACAGTCTCATCTTCGCCTAGGGCTTCTTTTATGAAGATTCTAGCCGTTCTATCAACCACTTGCTTAGCTAATGGTGATCTAGCTCTTACGTCATCAGCTAGGTTTAGCTTATCGTATTTAGAGCCGGTCTGTACCTTAGCCTTAATGCCAGCGAGCTTCTTAAGTATTGAACTTAGTGACATTATGTCTCCTTATTTCTTAAATAAACCCTTTATGGCTGACATAACCCCACCTGAGCTAGAGCTACTTGAGCTACTAGTACTACTAGATGATGAGGGCTGAGCCGGCTGTTTAGGTTGTTGTGTTTTGATAGCTGCGTTCTGTTCAGGGGTATTTTTACCGCCCCAGTTGATCTTCTCAGCTAGAGAGCCTGGCGCGTTTCCGTTGCCTGGCGACTCGTGTCTTTTGATCTGCGGGTGGTCTAAGAAGTACTTTAGCTTCTGACCTTTCTCTTTCTTAGCCATTATTTTCCCTTATAGACGCCCCAGTCGATTAGCAACTGATAGAACATATCATTCACCTTGTCTAATTGATCTTTGGGGTCTAGATGTTTGTACAGTTGAGGATAGGCTTTATAGTGTAAACATGCCATCTGTAAAGCCGATCTAACCATATCTTCATGCTTTCTTAAATGTGGATATAGCTTCTTGGAGTCTAGAACGAATCTATCTCCCTTTCTAACTATTACAGTTGGTCTTTTCATGTTATAAGCCTTTAATAACCTGCATTCCTTGTCTTTCTTTGAATATCGCCACTAACGCGTACCTAACAGCATCTAACAGACCTTCATGGCCTGTTTTGAACTCTACGTAGTCGTCTTTGATCGACCCGTCCTTACTCATCTTCTTCTTAGCTGCTTCGAAAGCATATATAGTTTCTACGCAGTTACTAGAGATGAATAACTTGGGGTAAGTCTTGTGTTGGCCTAACTCATCATATATCAACTTACCTTGACTGTCTAAGTAAGGTACAGCTAACATTTGATGCAGTAGGTGATTTCCTGAGTCCCTTGATTGACGTTGGGCGTAAGGTGCGTGACCTAAGACTCCTTCCATCAAGGTGAATTCATTTACCCCAGCTCTATTGAAGCTTCCCGACACATCTCCAATTACGGCGGTGTATGGGACTTCCAATTCCTCTTGCTTTTCCAAGATGAACTGAGCTTGTAGCTTAGCGTCTGTGCTAGGTTTGAATAACTCATCGAATATTATTACGTTGTTGTTACGATCTACTTGAAGGTAGACCGTGGAAGCTGGACGGGCAATGTTGAAATCGCAAGCTGCGAACCATGGGCCGTTAGCGGGATTGAACGTGTAATGTTGAACGTGGTAAGGAGCGTGGATCTCTTGTCCTTTGTCGTCTAGTTCTTTCTTGAAAGCCCTAAACTCAGGGAAGGCCACATCGGTTACTGCATCAAAGTCAGCATCCCATTCTCGCTTAAACTTCTCGTACTTACCCTTCTCTATAGCCGTTCTCTTAGCCCTTTCGTATTCACTTCTAGGGATAAATGGATTAGCGTAAGAGGGGAAGTTCCAACTCGCCCAATCAGTCATATCGGTAGCTTCAGTTAGAGGTATATACCCTTTCGTCTGACCTATGCCTTTCTGACCTAGTTTGTATAACTTATAGAAATCATTTCTGCCTCGGGGAGAAGAAATGAATATGGCTGATCCTAGGTTATCGGCCAAAGCTGGTTCGGCAATTCCCCATAGATCATCTAAGTTATCTTCAAGACCGGCTTCGTCGAAGATATATAAGTCAACAGCGTCACCCGCGATTGAATCGGGGTTCGTTCCTGATTTACCTTCTACTCGACTTCCGTTTCTCATTTGAATTACATAGTCACCCTTAGTGTTTCTAGCAATGGTACCTTCTCCGGTGCCTTTGTTGACCCACTTTAGCTGAGTTACTATGATGTAGTATAGCTCTTTGAAGACCTTCTCGACGTGAGCGTGTTCTGGACCCACCACAATAACGAGCCTGTTAGGCATCATCATAGCAGCTAGGGCTAGCAGTACGCATATCTTAGTCTTACCGAAACGTCTACCTGCGGCCAAGACCTTGAAACGGGCTTGACTCGCTACTACTTCCTGTTGACCTTGACTGAGACCTATGAACTGAGGTACTCCGTCGATGATCACCTCTCCGACACGTCTACCGTCTGTGAATTTGATGTTCTTATCATATAGCTCTTTGGTAAAGCTAATGAAATCAAACTCTTGTAGTCGCAAAGGTTTCCCTGGCAGATTATATTCATCCGACATTTAACCTCCGTGTCAGTCATATAAATAGCAAAAGCTCCCCTAAGGGAGCCTCATACCTCAGTCTGTGGGGACTAAGGGGGATTACTTATCTATGTTCTTTTTGATTAGTGATTCAGCTAGTTCTTGATAAGCTTCGTAACCTTTGTCCTTTTGAGGAGGTTTGTTGGTTAGGTCGCCTGATAGCTTTAAGTAAGTTTCTGCGGCTTTGAGGTCCAGATCGTTAACTGCACGGTTAAATACCATACTGATTACTCTAGCTCTCTTATCCATTGAAAATAGATTACCGTCTTTAAGTCTCTTCTCGACTTCTTCTTTCCAGTCTTGACGCTTAATCCAGCGCTGTAGGGTTTTAACGCCCGGCAGAACCTCGACTACTATTTCCATCAGCTCGGGCTCATTCTTGAACCTTTCTCTTATCTCCTGTTCTGCTAGCTCTAGCATCTTAGGACAAGAGTAAGGAACTGCCTGATTTCCCATACTTACATTAATTACACCGGCTACATCTATGTCAAGTAGGATATCCTGCGTGAGATCCCACTTACCTGATGCATAAGCTGATAGTTGGTGTCTTATCTGAGTGGCCTCGTGCTGCTTGCTAAGTCCTTTAGCCTTAATATCATTAAGTATCTTAAGGTTCTTAGCTATAGGAGCTTGCCCCGTTGTGAATGGGCTTACTTCTTCTTTTTTATGTCCAGCTTCTGACTTAGAGGCACTCGACTTGTCTTTCCCAGCTCACCACCTTTAATGGCTTTGCTAGACCTAGACTTGATATTGTCAGTCAGGCTGTCTTTGTTGCTGGCTTTAGGGGATAAGTCCTCTACCTTGGCCGCTTTAGGCTTAGGCTTCTTCTTAACCTGTTTAAGCTTAATGTCTGAACTATTTGTAAGTCCCTTATTTACCTTTTTCTTTGCCATTAGGCACTCCTAAGTATTTAGATAATATCTTGTGGATGACTGGGTATAACTTAACGTACCGTTTCGGATCGCGCATATACTTATCATACTCAGCCCTAAGGTTATCGGGTAGTCCTTTAGGGTAGATCATAAGTCCTCTTTATATTGGAAGGGGCCGAGCTTTTACACCCGACCCCTCATAACCTAAGGTAGAGTTGGAGGAGAACCCTTGATCCTTAGATATGAATCTTTATTGCGTTATGGCAAGCTCTACATGCATACTCACTCGCCTGCACTTCTCTAACCTTTCCCTGCTCGTTCGTATGCTATCTCGTAGCTAGCAGGTGTGTTCTAACCTATACTTAGTAATGATTAGTCGAACACTATTGATGGTTATAGAGGTTTCTAGCCGGCTGGATTCGTCTCTTATGAGACTCATCCTGCGACTTAGCCCTCCTTGCAGTCGGTCTAAGTCTTATACACTCGTACCAGTGCTTATATACATTAGACATTAGGCAGCCTGTTTACAACCTGCATGTCAATATTATTTTTAAATAAAATGCAGGAATCGAATGATTACGGGTACTTATGAATACTAGATATTATTGGATTTTCTCCATTTTGAGATGTAGTTGGAGATACTTTGCTGACTAACCCCTTCTTGGTCGGCTATTTCCACCTGAGTCATGCCTAATCTGTAGTACTTAATGGCTCTCTGAGATGGGTTAGTTTGTCTTTTCAATATCTTACGTGCTTTTGAGAATTCTGTTATCTTTTGAGTAGCAATTGATATATGTTGTGATACAACCTGCCTACTTATATTCAAACTGTAGGCTATATCTTCGTGGTTGATCTCTTGGATTAGATTCATGTGTAGGCATTCCCGCTGCCTAGGACTTAAGCAATCCCAAGCCAGCTCATCATCTAGCCACTCACCTTGAGGGCACTCTTCTACCTCGTACATCTGTTTAAGGCGTATCACACCCTCCTCCCAAAGCTGATAATCTACTAGATCCTCATCCCTAGGTTCCCTAGAGGGGTTGATTCGTCTTGAGTAGTAGGACTTATGGGTTAGACAAGGCTCATCACAGACGGTCTTAAAGGGACACTCAGAGCAGTCTAGTAATGGCTTGGCCAAGTAGACATCAACTCCCTTGTATACTCCGTCGGTAATAGTAACATTCAATGATTCCAAGTACTTATGTACTAAAGGGTCCTTAGGGAACGGCCTACCTACGCATGAATCCGCAACTAAGCAGTTGAAGGTATTGCCGCAGCGACCATCAAATAGATCAAATCCCAACTCTGCACGATACTTGAGTCGCAGCTCCTTAAAATCTTCGCCTAATTCCTTAGTCAAGGGGAATTGAGTACATATCGGACGCTGGCGCATCAAAAATTCATACAGATTAACTTCAATGGTCATATAATTCCCTTAAAACACAGCTATTTGGAAGTAGGTACGGTAAGTGATCATAGAGTCGTGCCACGCCCTCATAGTGTACTCTACCTTAAAGTTCTCACGCAGGGTTCCATGGTAAGCTCCGTATTCACCTAGGTACGCTTGGTTGTAAATAACCTTACTCATTAAAACACCACCACAAGCATAAGACCGTTGTAGTGGTGGTATATCTCACTTGAAGTGACAACGGTCATCTCCCTATGCCCCCTAGTGAGGCTAATATCATAACCCATGTGATCTATAAAGTAAGACGATAATTTAGACATAATCAATCCTTTAAGTACGTAAAGTCTGTAAATCACGTACATGGAGACACTATACCGCAAGTTAGCAGGTATGTCAACCTTGAGCTTGTAAATAAATCAGTTGACATACTAGATTGATTGTAGTAGACTGTGCTTGTGCCCGCGTTTGCAGGGTTTTGAGTTATGCGTCAAGGGTAAGGTTTAAATATGCGAATATCACCTAAAGATAGCGTAGAGCGCCCTGAAGGTGTTATTATTATAATATCTCCCTTTAAGGTAGAGTCTTGTTTGTGGTGGATCTCGCTGTCCTATACTATGGTATCCCCTATGGACGTAGACGGAAAAGGCGGTCAACTTCGGCTCTACAAGGGAATTGGTATTTTAACTGTGTTCTAGGGATTATATGGATCAAGCAAATCTTAGAGTAGTTAGTCAGTATGTAGAGTATACTCATAGAAGTTACCCTGTTACAGGTATGGATTACCGATATGCATTGCCCGCCATTATTTACGCTTATCTGATGCCTCACACCTCTCGACAAGAGTATCTCCGTATGGAGAGTCCTAGATACCTATATCAACTTACAGTATTTTAACAAGGAACACTTATGTACTCCAATTTCCAAGATAAACTAGGCTTCATCCACCTCAATGAGCACCCTAAACTAACCGAGTCAGAGAATCAGCCTCTATTTACGGCTGCTACAGAGCTTCTGATGCGAATGAATGGTACGAGTAGGGTCGGCATGTTGGACGCGTCCTACGGGCTTCTGAGCCCTTCTGAGGGGGAGTTTGTGACTCACCCTTACACTGAGTGGCGCAGGTTCTCCCATGATAACATGACGGGCATGTATATAACTAGGGAATTAGGCTTACATGAAGTCCCTTTACCTATCTGTAAGTGGCCTAGTAGAGAACGTAAGTATTGGCTACATCCTAGGGATCTTATATTCTACTCAGCCTTATCAGGCAATGTAGTAGGGTTAGCTATGTTGCCGATGTTATTCATTATGGCTATTGTTAGCTGCTTAGCTAAGAAGGAAGTGACTTCCGGTAAGTGTATGTGGTTCTATAGATTTGGCACCCTAAGTCAATCTAAATCCCCCTACAAGAAGATTATAGGGCAGATGGGGTTGGTTCTGTGTGAGGGGTTCCTAACCTTAACACACGGTAGAGAGCCTTTCAAGGACGTGTTTGGATTCTACTTCAAGAACCCGAACCATCCTGTTAATCAAGAAATCAATAAATGGTATGCTAAGGGGTAATGAGTCCTTGTTTAGTGTATACTAACTAATGTTAAGATTAGGTATATGGATAGTAGGAGTATTTTGATGTTTAAGTACAAGGTAGGTGAGTGGAAATGAAAGTATATATATGTACTCCATTAGCTGAGGGTAAGTTTGATCTTTCTAATATTACCTCTAAATTATTAGAATCAGGGGCTTTTGCATTCATACCTCCTGTAGGTCAACTTCAAGATAAAGACTCGGGAGCTAAGTTAGATAAGTTAGCTATCGACCAGTGTGACGAACTATGGGCTTTCGGCCCTATTGGACGTGATTGCTGCTGGGAAATAGGCTATGCCCTAGGCTTAGGTAAGAGGGTCAAGATACATCTAGATGACTCTAACAGTTATGTGGTGGAGGAAGATTGGATGGTCTCTATAGGTGCGGAGTTAGTTTATGGGTAGGAATACCGCTTGACAAATCAAACCTACCATGTCAAAATAACTTAAGGAGGCAATATGGAAGCTTTAGTAGCGATGGTATTCGAGGCTTGTATCAGCTCGACTATACCCAATCCCTTTACTATCAATAACTTAACAGATGAACAGAAGATCGTAATCTATAGGTATACAGAACTTAAATGCAATGAAGAGGCCTCCCTCTACGCTTCCCAGTTACAAGAGCCTGATGAAACCTCATGTAAGGAAGGTAAACTAGGAGAGTGCATGTGAATCTTAATTATCCGGCTAACTATATTATAAGAGTACCTGAGTTTAACCTTGGTGTCCTGAGCTACTATGAGCGTACTGACTGGGATATCTCTGATAAGAGCGTCTGGATAGGTAGAATACAGGCTAGAGCGTTCTATTCAACTTTCGATTGTTATCGAGATGAACATTTTATAGGGGTATTCTAATGGGAGATATGGCAGATTGGGCTTTTGACCAAGCTTTAGAACAGGAGGCGGCCAGCTTATGCTTCTTCGGTGACCTATCTACGGAAGAGCTTATGGAAGAGGTAGAAGAGTTATTGACCTCCCCTTCCTATAAACATAATTCATACACGGGGATGGTCGTTGATATCTACATGGCGCATCTTAGCGGGTTTGATTTGACAGCTAGGCAGAGACATGCAGTGTCGATGCACTTAATCCACAATACACAAGGAACTACACTATGAGCACCATATGGGAAAAACCAGACGGCAAATGCCACCACTGTAAAAAGGACCTACCTATCGAATCTGGAGAGGTGTTAAGGGTTCTCTGGATGGAATTCGATACTGGGTATGTATGTGCAGGCTGCGATGAGGTCAACGCCTGGCAGGACCCTAAGGTAGGGAAGTTCATGTCATTCATCATGTGGCTGGGCCGCAAGTACTTTTAGGAGCTATATATATATATATAACAGAGCTTGGGAGTGTTTTAGATGATTTGTATACGAGGGGTAGTAGCTCTTAGGGATTGGGTAACGTATGAGTATTGGAGTAGTCCCTACCCGCTTAATGTCGGGTCGAGTAACGGTACGCATGTGTATCTAGCTCACCGCACTGGACTTCAAGTCGTAGTATTCTAAACTATGACGCGCTATGTTAGGTCACATAAAAATTACATTGTCGCGGGCTCCTGCTAGGTTAGATACTACTTGACAGGATTAAGTAGATGTGCTAATGTAGTAGGGGTGTTAAGGAGGTGGGATGTACGCACAGGTAATAGATACAGATAAGTGGAGTGTTCTCCATTATGCCGGCTGGAAGTTCCAGCCTGAAGTTTACTCCTACATAGCTCTTTATGAGGAAGAGGCTGGAACCGCCCGCGACAATCATCGCTACGGGAATAATCGCTCCATGGGGGTGTTAGTTGTATTTTAAAAACCTTCCATCTAAATCCTACATACGAAAGGAAGAAGGTGTTACTATCATCGACTTAGCCGACCCTAGGGATGCCTCAGACTTCATCTACCACCTTAGAAAAGCGCGAGCCTTACATGACCTTAAGTTAATCGGCCAAGGCATAGTAGTCATTGCTTTAGTGTCAGTTTGGGGACTTGGTCTACTGTTGATGGGTTTGGTGCTATTGTGAGCCGCTACTACGTAGATATAGGTATGGGTATCAAGTACAACCTGTGGTTGGGTAATCTACCCATAAACGTATTTATGGTGCGCCAAGACATGCTAGAGCTTAGGTACATATACTCAGCACAACTGGTTGTATTCTAATATATAACACAATGAGTCATAGTCTAAATTAATTACATTGTTATGAGGTGATATATGAATCTAATTAAAGTTAAGCTAAAAAACTCCACAGTTAACCACAAGCATGAGACTAGCGTAGTATATGATGACGGTTACATCAACTTAGATAAGGTGTCTTATGTTATTATCATGGGTAGTACAGTTAGGTTTATATTTAGTGGAGTACAAGGTGATTACGTGGAGTTAGATATAGCCGAGTGGGAAAGGGTGTGTTGTGAGAGTAGGTCGAGGATTAGCGGATGACGTAGTGTGTCATAGTGTAGGAAATAAATAAGAGAAGGGAGTATATAACCGCGCAGCAGCGCTCGCAGGTTAACCGTATGGGGGGGTAGTTTGACTCAACCAACTGTAGTTTGACTCAACCAACTGTTTGACCCATCAAACTCCCTGCAATATCTATGCCAATATGACCTGGCACGTCCCTTGCATATAGACGCATAAAAGCCCAGCTATAAAGCCAGGCCTTTCAATCAATCATGTTTATAGTACTAAGCTAGTTCAATCTCATACTCTCCGCGGTCAGTCTCGTAGTCGTCCCCTAGGAACTCAAGTAGGTGAGCCTCGGCATCATCAAAGCTATCGAATAAGCCATGGTGATAGGTGAGGTCGTTGCCCGCCCAGTCCATGATCTTATAGCTTACCTTACTTAGGTTAGACATCACTCCCCCTTACTTGACAGCTCCTTACAAGCTGCGTATAATGCGTTAAGGTCATAGCTTAGATCCCAAGTAAGCCTATCAATACGCTCACCGGCCATGTAGCTAGTTAGAGCGTAGCCCTTAGGGCCTTGAGTTAGGGCGTAGTCGTAGCTTACCCCTCTACATTGACCCGTGAATGATAGTAGTGTTTTAGTCATATAGTCCCCCCCCTGATTACAGGTTATGTTTAGCCTTGTACTCGTTTAGTAGCTCGATGGTATTAAATACGCGGTATTTAGAATTGTGATACAGATAGTACGGGCATACTGGGTTAGTGTTGATGTATTGCTCCGCTTTTTTCTCTGATGTAAACACTTGCATATAGTCCCCTCGGTTAGTCTCTCTATACAGTATAGATGCTAACTTACCCCGTGTCAAGTCTAATTAGCTAACTATAAGCCCTTGATATAAGGGGATAGTGCTAATTAATACCTAGTAAGTAAGTCGAAAAGTACCTCTTCAGGTAGTGTTTTAAGTAGTAATACTTGAGATAATGTATCATTAGTGATATCCTGCTTAGTAGCATTATGGGTTACTTTGATAGTCTTACCCGCTTTAATCATTGTAGCTATCTCTTTTAAATCCGTGTAGCGACCTTCGTCTATTAGGTATAGTTTGCGATTAATATACTTCTTAATTAGAATAGTCATGATAATAGCTCCTAGTTATAGTGTCCGTGTACTGACTGGGTGGCCTTGATGATCCCTTGTTTAAGCTTAGGCTGGGCCGCTATGGTATGCTTAAGGGCTACGCCTAAGAAGGCTCCTAGCAGTAGGGCGGCTAAAAAGGCATGGGCTAGTGGTAAGAATAGGTTAGATTTCATGGCTGCACTCTCCTAGTAAGTGTTATAGGTATAGGTTACGTCGATCACTGGAATATCCTTAGGCGGCCTAGTATCGAAACTATACGCGGCGGCTATAAGCATGGTAAGTGTAAGGACTATTTTAAGCATGGTTGACTCCTTAAGTCATGATAGCATAGGTTAGTAACCTAGTCAAGCCATATTACTAAGCTATATTTATTAGCTAGTGCAATGGCCTTAGTACGGCTATGGGTTAGCAGGGTTTGCTTGCTCCCATTGATTAAGTAGTAAGATGCGCCTAGTTGTTTAATCATGTTTAACCCCTTATAGGTATTGTAGACTAAGCGCGTAAGCCTGTCAAGCTTTTATTTGACTATGTAAGTCATTGATATGCGGGCATTATGTAATTATACCTTGTAATTGTAAGTAAACATGATACAATCAATAAGCTCGATTAGGTCACTACCTGTTATATCATCTAAGCAATGATCTAACGTGTCATTGATAACTGCTTGCTTAATAGCTGGCCAGGCGTCATCTAAGTAGAA